TTAGTAGCAGTTTACCTTATGAGTTTTTCTAATAGAAGAATAAGTAAGGTAAACTGCTACTAAAGTAGTTTACCTAAAAGTGCAAAATGTAAACAGGTACTAAGGTAGTTTACCCAAATGCAATAAAACAGGTAAACTGGTACTAAAGTAGTTTACCTATTTACTAAGGTAGTTTACCCTTCTTATTTAATATAAAGAATATAGGAAAAAATATGTTTCTCTTTATATTTATATTATAGGTGGGTGTATAATCACTGAAAATCAACAGTTTAGGAAGTTGCGCGGTAAACTACTTTAGTACCAGTTTACCTAAATAGGTACTAAGCAGGTAAACTATTTTAGTATCACTTTACCTGCTGACTAAACAAAAATGGTCATGGATAGTAAAGATATAATACAATCGAATTGGATAAACACGCCATTCTCTTATACAAGGATCAGCAAAAATCTTACACTCTTGCAACAAGCCGTGTTGGTAAAGGTATCAGAACATTTGCAACCTTATATCAAAGAATTTTTTGGATCTGATTTATGCAAATCTAAAAAGGTTCCAAGAGGCTTATTTTCTGAAGCTGTAAAAAATTCGGGTATTTTGCAATTCAGTATCTCCTATGCTGAGTTAGGTGTTTCCATCAACAATTACTATTCGGCAGCGAAAGCCGTAGAGGAGGTGTTGAAAATACAAGTAGATGCACCAGGCAAAGATGAGAATGGCAAGGATGCGATGATAAAATACAATGTATTTACGCAAGGTTCCATGTCGTCTGACAATAATACAGGTGTGGTGTTTGGACTTAACCCCGATGTGGTTGACCGCGTGTTTGATATGTCGCAAGATTATGTGTCGCATCCCGACAATATAGCTCTAATTGGTGAAGTGGAGCGCATGCCCATGATTTACTATTTGTTGCGCGTAAGTAGTGGGCATAAATGGAACAAGCGCACCGTAGACCTTACCGTAAACAAAATTAAGGAATACCTTGGCATGATTACTTGGGCAGACGGACGTGTGCTGAAAGAGGCTTATCCTAAGTATTCGCAATTTCGCAAAAAGGTAATTGAAACAAGCATTGATGACATCAACCGTTTAAAACGAAAGGGTTTGCTTGATGTGTGCGTAAGTTTTGAACCTGTCTACAATGGCAAACGTAAAGTGGGCAACCCGGCTTTCATTCGTTTCAATATCTACGGCACAATAGACGAAATGCAGAAAGCCACCAATCCTGAAGCTTATCAATCATCACTTTTTGCTAAACAAGAAGAAGAAAAGAAACGACAAGAACCCATTATTGAGGATTACCCTGGAAAATATGCTGATGAGTGGAATAAGTTCTTAGCGCAATATGAAGGCTTCTTCAAACCTTGGCTTTTAAAAGCAAAACATTATGGAGCGAATGCAGCAGGTTTTATGTCAATTCGTTTTGACGATAAACAGACGCTCGAAAGTTTTAATGCCGAATGCGAAAAGCCTGCAAACAAAAATGAGTACGACAAGATGATGCGTACCTTAGCAAGCTTTATAGGAAAGGCTGCCGCTCGCGTTTTAGTGCGTGGTGTTAAGTAGAACATTTGAAAATAGAAAATACATGACAAGGAAGTATCTAATAAATAGTGCTATGGCCATATTGGTAAGTATAGGCTTGTGTGTAGGCTTAACCTCTTGCAGTGGCGATGGAGACGGGGCTAATGGTGTTAACCCCATAGCAATCGAAAACTATCTGTATGGCAAACGGTGGTTTTTTAAAAACAATTTTATGGATAAAACTGATACCCAATATTCATTCTTTCGCAACCACCTTGTAATGAGTTTTAGTAGTTCGGGTAAATTAGTCTCAGGTATGCTTACTTACGATAATGTTTATTATTTCGGAACATGGAATACGGCTGGAGATAACCTTTTAACCACGTTTACGGTTGGAACGTATAAAGAGCCTAATATAAATAACCGACTTTACGGGACGCTCACTGTGACCGATCTTGCGAGTAATGTAGACCGAGTAACCTGTACGGATTCTATTGGTGAAACCCACTATTTGGAACATACTGAAGAATATGGGGCTAAAAAACGCACTTTTACAGACTACACCGACGCATCTGCTCACGACAAAGCCCTACATGGTACATGGGAAATGACTGCTTATAGAGAAAATACACCCGTCGGCTTCACTATAACGCTCAATAAAAAAGGAAATGTTAGGTTCGTAGCCGAGAGTGAAGGTGTAGACTTTACAACCACTTATACAACAAAGAATGGGCATGTAACCTTTACCCATTTCCTTCATCCCAACACGCAGCAGCATTCATTCATTTATGTGCGAAATGATGATTCGATAGAGTTTTTCTCTGAGGAGAACGCACAAAGGGGTTGGGGCTGGCGTAAAAAATAACGAATAAAATCTGTTCTTTTCAATTACACCGCATTATCCGCAAGGGTAGTGCGGTGTTTTGTGTTTGTCCGTACCCTTCGCCATGAATGCCTTATTTTTGCCCTATCATTTAAAACAAAACGAATATGTACAAAACAATTTCATTCTTGACGTTATTGTCCGTCTTTTTATTCACTGCTTGTGTTTCATCACGCACAACAGAGCATCATGTGTCAACCGTTACTGAGGATAGCACCTCCTTGTCTATTGCCGATAGCGCAAAGGTGGTAGAGGTGCAGAAAGGTTCCACAACCACCACCCTAACCGATAGCACACATTTTTCGGCAGACGTTTGCGAAACCGACACAAGCGAAGAAACCATTACGGAGCAAATTACCGAAACCTACGACACTGAGGGTAATAAAACCATCAAGACTAATCGCACCATTCAGCGCAAGGGTAATCGTGCCAAACAAGCACAAGTTGATGGCTCGTTCCTTCATCAAGTACAATCATTGAAACAATACATAGACAGTTTGAGCCGTGAAAGAAAAAACAATTTAAATGCCAACGAAAAGTCCCTGACGAAGCATGATAGTATCAACAATGTTGCTGAAAAAAACACCTCGAACATAAAACCAATAATAGGGTGGGGGAGAGCAAAGGGAATCCTTTTAATGGTCGTGTTCTTTTGCTTGTTGATATGGGCTTTTCAGTATGACAAAAAACATTAGTGATTATGAGCAAGAGACACCAACAAGATTATGAAGTCAGCGAAAAAGCAGAGGTTACGCTGCAAGACTTTGTAATTCCATCTAAAATACAAGCATTTTGCAATCAGTACAAACCGCAGGACCATTGGACGGAAGATTGCGATGTGTTTACCGATTACCAATTACGCACTTATTTTAAAGCCGTGGTTTGTCCGTTGGGCGACCCCTTGTCGCTCTACCTGCAAGAACTTGAAATGCGCGGTTTTAAAATGCGTAATGACGAATGCGGAGAACCCGTCATTTATTGTCGAGCTAAATAGTTTTTTTTAAAATAATAGAGCTTCATGAAAAAAGTAAAGTATTACTATTCGGTAACAACCGAGAGCGAAACAGGCAAGCGTTTGCAAGCGTTTATGAATAAATGCGCAGCTGCCGAAGAACAAGCCCGTCAGTGGGCAGAAAAGATTGGTGCCGACCACTATTACGAGTCGCCTAACGGCATGGCAGGTGGTGTAGTTGCTGTGGAGTTTAACAACACCTTGTCGAAAGAGGGTTGGGAAAAAGTGGTTACACCCGATGGACGAGCTTTTTTCTATCCCGAATCGAACACACATTTTGAAAAAGAGATGTATAATCTTCCGGTGGTGAGCGAAACGGAATTGATTGGCATTCTTCGTTTTGTTCACGATAACAAAAAAGAAGGTCAGTTGCCTATGTACACCTTTGGAAACGAAACGCCCATCATATTCCTTCATCATGGATTGTGGTATATAGAGGTGCCTTATCGGTCAGCCGACATCACACTTACCCCGATTGAAGAAAAGGAATTTTACCGCAGACGTTTGGCAGCGGTAAACGAGAGATAGCATATCATTGCTACCTACTTAAAATGAAAGGTTAGAACGAATTGCCTATTTCGTTCTAACCTTTCTGCTGTTTCCGGACGGTAAACCCTTAGCAACTGATCAAGGCTCAGCTACCATTGAGTTATACCCTTTGTTACGCATTCTTTCCTCTTGCAGTTGTTGGGTCAGTGCTTTAATTTGTGCTTGTTGCGCTTTGATGATGTCGAGCATGGCTTGTTGTTGTTTAAGATGCTCGGCTTCGTTTGTGGCGTGCTGTTGCTGGAGTGTGATAAGCGAAAGCAAACTTGCGCCAGCCTCTGGTTGTAAATTGTCGCCCTCGCATGGTTCGTTTGTCGTTTCAGTTTCCGCATCCGTTTTGAGCACACCTTCTGTTTGCCCCTCCTTGCACGGAGTGAAAGCAATTACATGGGGCAGAACCGACGGAACAATGTTTACGTTTGTAGGGTCTAAAGGTTTTCGCTCACCAGGCAGTCTGAGTGTCGGGTCGGTGGTGTAGCCACCATCGGGTTCAAACTGTGCTGATGTGGAAATACGAACATGGTCTTTAAACGGTTCGCCTGTGTTGCAAATAAACGCTTCGATAGGAATCTGAAACGAGTTGCAAAAACGCAGCAAGGTAATAACTGGCATGGCGCACAACTTTTGCTCCCATGAGCGCAGGCTGTTGTTCGATTTTGAACCAACGGCTTGAAGAATGGTGTTAACGGGCATCTGTGCATTTGCCTCTATCCACTCCGCGAGGTACGAATAATTATATCTGTACAACATAGTTCTCTATTGTTTTTAAGTTATTAAATAAGCCAAATATCGAAAAATCCGAAAATTTCTCAATACTAAGCATTGATGTTTCAATTCTAATTATTAAATTTGCAACGAAAATAAAAATTAAAAATAGAATGACCAAAGAAATTCTCCATAAAATTCTTAAAGATGGAATAGCTTTAGATATTAACGCTGTTTCACTCGAAGAAAAAAAGGCAATGCAAACCTTTTTTATGGATTTTGGATTTTCAATGTCAACATTTTACCTTCGTTTCTTTCAAAAAGGATTTTCAGAATGGGAAATTGTGGGTATTGAAAATTGCAAAAATCAATTTTTAGCTTTACCTGACGTGGCGCAATGTCTGCTCGATTACGTTGAAACAGATGTGCTTGGCGCAACACTTGGCGACAAAGGGTACCTTTATACGTTGGCTCAGTGCGACAAACCCAATGTGTTTTACTCTTGCTTGAAAAAAGCGCAAGGTGGGCTTTGTGTAAAGTTTGGCGACTTTATGGCACAAAAGGGCATGAGCACAGGCACCACCATCAAGCGTTTTACCGATGAGAATTGGAAACCGTGGGAGAGTGTGGGTATTCAGTCTTTGTTGAATCAATATATAGCTTCGCGTAATGATTGATATAACCTTCGACTTAGAGACTTGTTCGCTACGCCCCACAGCTGCTGTCATGAGCATTGGGGCAGTTGCGTGGAATCGAAATGGAGAAGATACCCCATTTTTTGACGAAAGAAAACCAATCGTTTATCCCATGTTTTCAGAGCATGTAGACTTACGCGGAATGTTTATAGATGGCTTTACGTTCGATGCTACCACCGCTAAATGGTGGTCAAAACGTAGCGACGAAGCCAAAGCCGCGGTATTGGACGAGGATAACGAGGGTTCGCCTTGCTCTCCTATTCAAGAAGTAATGAAAGACTTCTTCTGCTGGATCGACTATGTGAAACGAGCATGTAAAGCAACCGAGGTAAATCTTTGGTGTCAAGGTACAGATTACGACATGGCTATTTTGCGAAACATTTGCTATAAATACCAAATCGAAATTCCCATCAGTCATCAAAACTTCCGCGACCACCGCACATTCTTCATGGAGAGTGTAGCTCAAATATGCAAAATGTCTGGTGCAGAGTTTACACCCGACAAGGCTTATGACTTGGTAGACGCTTACGAAGCACCAGGTGCTGCACACGACCCCTTGTATGATTGCAAAAGAAGCATTCATAATACTTGGCAAATGATGAAGTACGTCAGTTGTTTGTCCAATCACGAGCAATAACGCTTAGTTATGTCAAATAATCGTCATATTTTTTCTCCTTACATTCCCAATCTGAGGGATAGAAAAAAAGATAAGGGTCGTCCCATCATTCACGAATATCTGCACCGCATTGCGTACACCGAAACCATGCGAGGCAATGAGGACGAAATACCGACCCTCTTGTTTTATGGCGCACCCTTTGCCTTGCTAAAGGACGCTTGTTGCCACATTCACAAAACGATGTGTGGAAATGTAAGAGACTTGAAAATAAAGTTAGAGCATTCGTGCCGACACAAGAATGGCAAATGTTATTGGCGTTATGCCGTGAGCGTGATAAACCTTAACGAACACTTTATCTCATTTAAGGAATTTACTTTGTTACTAATAGCACACATTAGGAATATTTGCAACTGTGCCATTCGGCATTACAGGCTCGAAACTTTCCTAAATTTATAATAATCCTTTATGCAATTCCACCCAATTATCAATCGTCTTGCAAACCTCCCGCTGACTTACCTTGTGAAGCCAGCCGAGGAACAGCATTTTGAAGGTCAGACCGCGTGTTTCTGTCCCTTCTGCCAAAAGAAGGGGACCGAGGATGCCGATGTCCCGACCGACGATAAGGCAAAGGCAGGAAAGACACCGCACTTCATTATCTACAATGATGAGCGTGGCGGTCTTTACAATGGGGTAGGGGTTGATGGCGATACGCAAGCCAAGCACGGAGCCGTGCGCTGGATGTGTACAAAAACAGGCAAGCAAGGCTATGGTACTTTAGAACTTTATGCTGCCATGCGCAATTTGCCTATGCACGGAGCCAGTTTGTTGCGATTGTGCAAAGACTTGGTGGTTCGGGTATATGGCGACACTGATGAAACGCGTGCGGTGTTCCCAATGTTGTTTGGCAAAATGGACTACCGCACCATTGCACCGCAGACGATAGACACCTTCTCGTTCATGCCTAAGATGGATTTTAATCCGCAAGAACTTGCCGCACTCGGTTGTGAGGTCACGTTGGTAAAAGGCATTCCTACTTTTGGTTTTGGCAAGGACTTTTCCACCGACATGCTCAACAAAGATTTCCGCATTTATGCCGTTGATAGTGTTACGCTACCTAACGTAGTGCGAGAAGGAAAGCAAGTGAGCGAGGTCATTTATGGCACGCCGTGGAATCCACTTTTTGTTTGCTTCGCTACTGATGTTATAGCACCACAAGGTTCATGTGGTTGTCTGTTCCGTCCGGCAATGAAAGGCGACCCAATAGTCTTTTCTACTTGCGACGACCACAGTGTGCGCAAGGTTAGCCGTTGGCTCATGGGCGATAAGGTCTTTACCTACGCTATGGATAATCGCGATAGCGCATCCACTGCCGTACATGCAGCCATTGATAAGTTTGATCCGAACGAGCAATATTCCGACACAAGAGATATTTGGGTGGAGAACGAAACTAAGGATGGCGAGCCGAAAGGAACGTTTCGTTTGGAACAAGAAAAAATAAAGCCTTCCGACGTAAAAGCTCGCAACATCGTGTTCTGCCGCACACCAGAAGATGCCATTAGCGTATATTACGCCATGCGTTCGCTTCGCATCGACAAAGAGCACGATCCGCATTTTCAAAAATTCTGTTGGTATCATGTGGCCTTCAGCATAGGCAGAAGAAATTTCTTTTATATCGACCGCGGACAATGGCGACAAGAGAAACTTGACTTCAACGCCATACAATATCAAAAGATGAAACGCTTTGCTGAGCGTATCATTATGCTTTACCCAAATGATATTGCCAGTCAACGTGATTGCGGAGCGATTGCAACTAAATATAGCGACTTATTCTATGCTATGTTGCCAGAAGCCTTCCGCTCACGTTACAATCAGCGTTGGCAATGGTTATATGGTTGCTCACCTCGTTCTGTGCGCGATTACATGATAGCCTACCGCATGACCGACGAGGATAATTTTAAGTTCGACCACGACCTTCGCATACCACTCTACTCGCGTTTGCGTGGCGCAAAGAACACCGACCCATTTGAAATTGAATATCCGCGTGATCCGCGAAGTGGCAAACCTAAGCCACCTACTTGCAAGGTATCACCTTCTAAGGTTTGGCTCTTTATGTCGGCACACGGATATTACCGCATGATAGATCCTGAAAGCACCGACCTTGTAGGACAGTACATTCACCTCGACCGTTGCTTTGTGGAATATATAGAAAGCAACAGTATCATTCAGGCTATGAAGAATTTGTTGCTGGAATTTATTGAACAATGTTGGCGACACAACGACCTCGAGCAACGCCTTATGTCGGACTGTGCCAACATGGTAGATAAGACTTTTACCGAGAAGAGTGCAGGTGGTTTACTGTCTATGGTGATTGATTTTGCCGATGCTTTTAATGCCAAGACGGAATATTTCTACTTCCGCAATATGGCTCTGAAGATTACGCCCGATGCTATAATACCTGTCAATTACGACAACATCAACTTTTTTATTCCTGCCTTAGCTCGCAAACCCTACGACTTCACGATGCGTGTATTCAAGCCTCCATTTGCGATAAGGGAGAGTCAGGAGTATATTGATAAGAAGAAGTCCATTGAGGCAAAAGAGGCGATGCGCAACGAGGATGATTCGCCTGTGTTCTCTATCATCGAGGTGGGACAAATGAAAGCTGAACTTGCTGAATGGGCGCAGACATACCGTTGGCAGGTAGATTGGAATGGCAAGCGTGAGCAGGACTTGTGGCCTTCATTGCGTATCATTCGCGGTTGTGCCAACACCTTGTGGGAGAAGGAACAAGACTCTATCCGTAAAAAGCAACAGATGTCCGAGGATGACATAGCGGTTATCAATAGTCATTTTGTGAACCTGATTTCAGGAATAGGTCGTGTTTGCTTCCGAACATGGGACAAGATGGAGAACGTCTGCCCATATCTGCTCGAGGACTCTATTCCAGATGAGAAGCAGGCTACGGGTGGTTCGGGTAAGTCGTGGGTGATAAATACTTTCGTCGGTGCTGCCGTTAATGTGTTTAGCGTTGATATGCGACATTTTAAGGATATTGGCGATGCGCGATTTGTCCTTACAGACATCATCAAATACCCTGGTAAGTTCAGAGTGGTTCACTGGGAAGACAAACCGAGAAGTTTTCCATTGGATTATTTCTATGTGCAGATAACGGGTGGAACGAGTGCTGAGCGAAAGAATAGCGATGCTGTTTCCTTTAAAATGAAGGACTCGCCTCTGCATGTTATCACGTCTAACTATCCGTTGTCGGATGATGCCTCGTCTACAATCGGACGATTTCCTTTAGTTAGCTTCTCCAACCGATTTGCACGTGAGAATCCACAAAAGCGACAACCGGCACGCATGATGAGCGATCTGATGAAAGGGTTCAGTAAAAACCCCGAAGACTTGTCCGACACAGACCGCAATCAGATTATATATATCTGTGCTTTGGCGGTTCAGTTCCTTATGCGTTACCACACCTTTGCTATTGCACCGCAAGAGAATGTGCGCCGTCGACAAATGGTTCAGAAACTCACCGAGAATATTGTGAACTACTTTGAATGGTTCTTCTCTCAGTCGGAGATTTATGGTGTACCCATTTGCACGGACGAGATGTTTAACGACTTTCTTCGCAACTGGGCAGATGCCAGCGAAGGAAAATCGAAAGAGTATAGCCGAGCCACTTTTAAAAAGAAGATTTACGACTATTGCGAGAACATGGGCATTACTTGCAACCCCAAGCACCTCTTTGAGAACGATGCTGATAAGCACCGCAAATGTTTCAAGTTGCAAGCATGGGTCACACAAGAGTACTTTGTGGGTCGCGAGTGGGAAAACGACAAAACCGTTTCGCCTAAATACATTCGCTACTTGCAAACGTCAAAGCATGTGTTCTTCTTCTACCGACCTGGTAAGGATAAAGTACCCAAGGACTACAAAGAACTCAAAAGCATTGCGCGTAAGTTTGCTGAACAACCCGACCTTTTGCCCTGTCGCGATGAAGATGGCAAAATTGTGAAGCTCACCGACGAAGAACAAACCCGTTGGGACAACTTCATGTCGCGCAAGCAAGGCAAACGAATAGTCATAAGCAATAACGAAAACCAAGTCGCCCAATCGGTTGCTCAAATCAAAGAGGAGGATTTACCCTTCTAATAACAACGAAACAACAACAAACAAATAAACTCAAACAATTATGGCAAGTTACAACGGGAGTATTGACCTCCTTGCGCTCAATGGCGCACAAGTTTTTACAGGTATCGACCCACAGAACCCCACACGTGCATTTGTCTGTGTGCCAGTTGACTTAAACGAAATCAGACTAACCACCTCGCGCAATGATGCAACCAAGCAAATTGCCGGACTGCGCGTAAACATTTGGCCACTCCACGAGGAATATAAAAATGCCGTTCGTCGAAAGGCACAAGAGCGAGGCGACAACAATGTGAATGTGCCAACGCACGAGATGAAAATCTCTTACACTACCGAATTTGTGAAATACATTGCTAAGTCATTCCCTAATTTGGTAGAACAAGTAAAGGAGCAGAACAAAGAGCGCGACCCAAGCATTATGACGCAAGATGTGCAAGACGAAAATAGTCATTTGTTTAAGGCACTTCGCAACCGCATGAACAAGCGTTTGGCCATGCTCTATCAGCCACAGAATAATGCGCAGCAAACAGCCTATCCACAGCAAGCCTACAATGCCGCAAGCAATGCTACTGCTTATGTAGCACCTGCCAACAACGAAACTACGCAACCACAATGGGGTGCGAACTTCAATGGAGAAGACCTCCCATTCTAAAACCTTTTTAAACGAACCCAACAATGAAACTTCAAGCTCAATCATCTAAAGCCCTTCACACTGCCTTATGCAAGGCTTCAAAGTGTATTGCCAGTAAAAACCCGTTGGCCATTCTCGACAATGTGTTACTTACTTGCAAGGGCGAAAACAACTTCTACTTCATTTCGGCATCCAGCAGTTCGCAGCTCACCATTCCCGCACCTTTAACCTTGTTTGAAGGCACGTTCGAAGATCCCGTTGCTTTGCCTATCAAAACTTTTATTCCTTTCCTCGCTACTTTGCCCGATTGCACACTCTCAATGATTTTCGACAAGGATAGCAATACCATTGCGCTCACTTATTGCACCGATAGCAACGGCAACACCAAGGAGGGTAAGGCTTCAATTCCCTTCCTCGATGGTACGGAATTTCCTATGCTCATTGAACCAAAGGGTGATACAACAAAACTTGTACTTCCGGTTCCATTCTTCAATGAGGTACTTGCGCACTCAGCAAACTTTACGTCAAAGGACGAGTTGCGCCCTCAAATGAATTGCCTTTGCATGGACGTATTAGAAGATCGTTCAACCATTAACTTCGTGGCTACAGACGGACAAACCCTTATTCGAACCACTTATTCTAACGATCCTGCAAATGGAGGTAGTGAGTTCTTTAAAGGAGGTAAGCCCGGCCGTTTGCTCTTGCCATCGATGTTCTTCCGCACCATGTCGGTGTTCGATGGTTGCGAGGTAGTGGAGATTGAGAGCGACACACACACACTTAAATTTACAGCCGACGACATTGAGTTGATCTGTAAGTCTATCGACAAAATTTATCCCAACTACGCGTCGGTTATCCCAATGGGCAATCCTTTCTATATTTCATTTAATAAGAAAGAAATGATCGAGATTATAAAGCGTGTAAGCATTTTTGGTGACAAGAATCACAACAGACTTATGCTTACCAAGAACGGTATGTTCATTGATGTTTCGGCAAAGGATGTGGATTATTCAACCGCCGCCGACGATCAAGTGTTTATTATAGACTCACAATGCGATGAGCAATTCCGTATTTGTGTGAACGCAGGTCGTATAGAAGATTCACTCAACGCCATCGACTCAGATAATGTGCGCATGCAGCTTTCAGAACCCAACCGAGCTATTCTGATTACAGCTGATGACCCGGCACCCAAGGTTCTCACGCTTTGTATGCCAATGCTCTTCGATTAACCACAACCCACAAAACCTAAACTCAGAACACAATGGAAGATACGTTATTATTCATTCCGCCTTGTTGCGTAGACCGCAAATTGCCAAGGGCTATCATGCAAGCCCCCTACCGTTCGCTCACGTTCTACACCCATAGCGACGTAACACTCGAAAAGTTGTATCGTGCCTTGGGTTATATGTTAGAACAGTCGCACACAATGGTAGTAAGCATGACCTTTATTGAAGTCGAAACGATGGCGTTCTTTCTGCAATGCTTTGAGCGCGGCTGGATAAATGCTTTGGTATTGTCTACCTCACAAGATTGTTCGGCAATGGTTGATAAGTATCTGTCCGACTATAAGAATAAGGTGTTATATGTGCAGCACCGAGATGCGACAGATGGGGCATCCCACTTAGTTCTGTACTCCGCAGACAAGGCATTGGTCGTTGAAGGTCCTATGTACTCTCGCACTATGAGTGCCAGACTAACCAACTATCATGCCACCTTCTACCCCATATTGTCAACATATTCTAATAGTCAGGATTGGGGCAACCCTTTGTGCAATGTGCTCTTTCCCGATGTGCTTCGTCACCGTCAAGGCGCAAAGCAGAGTAAGCGCACAAACCTGTGTTCTGAGTTAACTCATTTCCTCAACGTAGAATTTCCGCCTTATGAATAGTCGTCCACAACAATCCTACACCAACCTTCGCCAATATACCGAAAAGTGGCAATGGATTGACCCTCGCAGTCATCAACTCGTGACGGGCTATGTGCATCCGCAGAGTGCCACCCAAGTTGAACGCCACCCGTTCTACATCAAGTTTCTCACTAAAACAGGGCATGTAGACGAGGGCAACTGCATTTGCCTTTCGGTTAACACACTCACGCACAAACGCAGAGTGCAGTTTATTGAGAGCAAAGAAATAAGGTGGGTCAACGACATCTTAGTGTTAGAGGTGGACGGCACCCGATTTATTACGCATTGATTTGTTTATGTTATGATTATTGGATTAGATTATTCCGCGTTTCTGGTTCGCGATGAATAGGAAACGTATTTTTAAAAAAACTTACAATTATGTGGAATTTCTTTAAACGAAGAAGACAGAAAGAGCTATTAAGCGGCATTCGTAACCTCTCAACCATGTTTGGCATACTTGACCAGTTGTCAAAGCGAGGCAACATCTACTGGAAAGAGAAAGACAACATCTTGCTTATTGAAGAGCGTTTTGCCCTGCTTAAAATAGCTGAGGGCAAAGAAGGCTTTCAAAAGTTTCTTGAACAAGTAGCAACTTGGCAAAACTACCAACTCATTACCGCTGCTTACGAACAGCGTGTGTTGGATATTGAAACTGAAGCAGTGCGCCATGCACAGCAAGACAATCCCAACCTGACCAATGCCGACATCTACCGCATTCGTCAGCATGCTCGTACCACGATGAGCGAAATCAAGCCTGAAAGTCTTGATGTTATCCGAGAGTTCGACATCATGATTATTCGTGCTTCAGCACCTTCGGCTAAGGATGCCACGTTAGAGAACGGACAACTGCTTGCCGTTGGTCATTTCGATGGCACACAAGTAGAAATGGCAATGTACGAGGATGTGAAACACGCTCTGCATAACGAAGAATAACTATTAAAAAGAGGAGGATAAATTATGATTGACAAACTCAAAACTAAAATCATTCATTGGTTAGGTGGTTACACCGAAGCCGAGCAACGCGAAAATGGTAGAGAAGCCTACGACGTAGGTGTGAAAACCATGTTGTATAGCATGAAGGTCTTTGCCGATCGGCTAAACGGACTCCCTGCTGATGATTGGTGCAAGAAAATGTACGAACACATTGAGCAAGGTTTTCAGTGCATAGAGGAAGGCACTCATTGACATTATCCACATTCAAACCTAAGATACGTTATGAGCAACCTTATATTATTTGCACTCATTGTTCTTGTAGTCAACATCGCCATTGGCATAATCGCGTATCATTGTGGCTACAAAGATAAAACTGGTATGCTTCAAACCGAAAAGGAAGCTTCCTATGCCAAAGGACGCGATAATGGTTTTGCCGAAGGCTACAACTGCGGACTCACACAAGGACGCGAAATTGGTCAAAAGGAAGGTCGTGCCGAAGGCTTTGCCGATGGCAATATTTTCGGGGCGCAACAGTCGTATAACGAAGAAGCCCTACGTTCTATGGGTCTGAAGTTTACCTACGACAAAAACATTACTTCCAGAAAATAAACATTTTAATCATCACCAAGAATACTATCATGAGTGGAGTACCCAACAAATTCTCCGACGTAAAGCCTAAATATCCCATTCCTCAAAAGCCACATCCCACGGCAAACGTCCTAATGTACTATCTCGATGGTGAGATAAAGGAGAAGTTTTTTGAACTCTATCCTACGCACACCAACCCCGAACTCATGAAAATCTTTGGTGTATGCTATGGCACCATTACTCGTTTTGCACGTACCTATTGTTTACAAAAAGACATGGATGTAATTAGGCGCAAACAGGCAAAGGCAGCTAAGAAAACTAACACTGAAAGCGGCTATTACGCGTCATTGCGCGGTCGTCGTCCGAGCGAAGCAGCCATCGAAGCTACCAAGCGCATTCGTGCCGAGGGTTTTTCCCCTTTAGCAGTATTTAAGCAGAAACATCCGCGAAAGTACAAGCGCATGATTAAAGATCGTGCTGAGAAGCGTAAGGATTTGATACGTCGCGACCGTTTGCGCTTGGAATATGGTTTGCCTCGTCTTACAAAATTACGCTTAACGGTAAACACACTATCTCATGCAGCACGTGCTCAGAAGTCGGAAATGATTAGGAAGAAAAACTACTTTGCCGACCCCGACCACACCGAATGGGTATGCTACGACAGCGAAACCGACCGTTCACCGCAAATGGAGGCAACCGCACACCGACATGGTTTATACGTGGTAGCTGGCGAGGAAACTGAAAACACCGAACAACAAACAAACGCATAGCATTATGGAAGATTCAAACGAAATTGTTGAAGTAGAATGGACTGCCGAGGAAATTGACAATGGCATCGTACTCGGAGATACAAACATACTCACTAAAGAAGCAGCCGTTGTAGGGTCAGGCCCCAACGACAAAGAAAGCATAAAACGCATGTTAGGCGAATGGTTCTTTGCAGAGTTAGACCGTGCGTTTAAAAGTCTCGAAACGTCTATAGTCCATATCACAATGAGAATTGAAAGTGAAATATGAAAATTTATACCCCCCCCCAACTTGCGGGCGTTGTGTTTTTTACAACTGCATCAGTAACGGATGCCGCGAGCCGTCGTCCATTCATTATAAAGGCACCGTGAGTCCCTTTGCCCTTGCTTGCCATGCGTTCCTTTCTATTGCGCAGGTGTTTAAACCTGTGAAGCGCAAAAAGTGGCACAAGGTAAAAACCATGGACGATATGGAAACCCCTGGCGCACGTTTCATTTAACCCTACAACTCTTATGAACCCATCTAAAAACGCCCGACTTATTCAGCAGTTCTACGCTGCATGCAATGCTCTTGCAAATGCTGTGAACGTGCAGTTGTTCGAGAGCCTACGCGACCCCTATTGGGTAGCCAACGAAATTGGCGGTTTGTGCGATTTTGAAGATACCGACTTCCTCACCCCCGAAGAAATGGTACTCGTTCTTCAAGCCAACCTCACCTATGATGAGTATGTCGAATGGCGCGACGCCAACATCAAGTATGGCGAAATTAAAGGCAACATCAATCTTAAATCGTGGTTAAAAGGTTGCCGATTTAGCATGATTGCCGATAAGCCGAAACCCTCAACCCCCAAGAACCAATGATAACGAAACTCAACTTCACCGACCACACCATTAAGAGTTATGCCATCCGAAAACTTACCCCCCCCGAATGCTTCCGTTTGATGGGTGTGCGTCAGGACGTGATTAACGTGATGCAAATCACCAATGCCCAAGCAGCAGAGCGCATGCCTGGCACTGAGGGCAAAGGCAAACCCACCGACATGGCGGTGTCGGTGAGTCAGCAATACAAGCAAGCTGGAAATAGTATTTGTGTTGACGTTTTAAAACACGTCTACTCCCAACTGTGGTACCCCAAACCGCCCAAACCACAAGCGCAGCTATCCATGTTCGATGCTTTCTTTCCTGAAGACGCTTTGCCTTCTATGCCTGTCGATACAAACGAAGGCGAAAAAGTAATCATTACCACCTTTAGTGGGTACGATTCCCAACTCATGGCAGCCGATGCTTTACGCGAGGATCATCCCAACTTTCGGTGGACGTGCATGGGTTGGAGCGACATCGACAAATATGCTTGTCAAATGCACAACATCGTTTTTCCGCAATATGCCGTCCGTGCGTTAGGCGACATTACGAAAATAGATTGGCACAAGGTAAAGCAGTCGCTGCAAGGTCGCGAAGTAGACTTGTTTACTTACTCTTCCCCATGCCAAGACATCAGCCAAGCCGGAAAGCAAATGGGACTGAAAGAGGGTAGTGACACACGTTCCGCCTTGCTTTGGCACGTAGCCGATGCCGTGGCGGTGTTAAAACCCAAATATCTGCTTCAAGAGAATGTGGCAGCTTTGGTAAGCGAAAAGTTCATGCCCGATTTTAAGCTGTGGCTCGCCAAACTCGAAAGTCTGGGCTACGTTAACCGCTGGGCACGTCTCAATGCCAAGGACTATGGTGTGCCGCAAAACCGCGACCGCGTGTTCTGCCTATCCATGCGCAAAGATGTAGCTTTCGACTATCAGTTTCCCGAAGCCTTTCCCTTGCAGATGCGATTGGAGGATGTGTTAGACGAGGAAGTGTCAGAACGCTATTTTCTGAAAGATGATGCCGTGCGAAAGTTTTTGCAAGCCAATGATACCGACACCGCACTTTTCCTTCAGTTCGACCTTCCACCTACTCACGAGGCTGCAATGTTCCTAAAGACAGTGCTTCAGATAGAAATGAAGAAATGGGACGGATGGCACAAGAGTATAACAGATTGCGAGAAGCATTTGAAGATGCTATCAGTAAAGATAATGTACGAGCAGTTCAAGCAGTCGCCCAAGTGGATGAATTATTTTTGGTACGGCTTTGCAGATTTGTTCAAAGAGAACATGGAACGCAAGTCTAATCACGACTAACATTTGCACTTAACATTCATAGTGTTGCTCTCATAGCAGCGCAACGCTATTCCATAATCAATAAAAAAAACAGTTATCAACCCTAACATACTAAAGTAGTTAGAATTATGGATTTAAACATTGGAAAAAAAGTAATTATCCGTGGCGACCGCAGCGGAGTAGAGTTTGGAACACTTGCAGAACACAACGGCAGTGAAGTTACGCTTTATAACGCACGTCGCATTTGGTCTTGGTCTGGAGCAGCGACCCTCTCTCAGCTCGCCACAGATGGCACGTCGAAACCTGACGAATGCAAGTTTACCGTCAGGGTAAAAAGCATTACCATTCTTGATGCAATAGAAATCATTCCATGTACTGACAAAGCAATCAAATCAATAGAAGGAGTGGAGGAATGGAAACTTTAGATATTCGCATCAAAGCATTTCTGAGCAAAACCTATGGCGATGGTTTTGGTCGTGGCTCTGGTGGTGGATTTGGTTATGGCGAAGGCTTTGGTTCTGGATGTGGCTCTGCCGTTTCTCGTGGCAACAGTGTTTGTTGTGGCGGTGTCTCTGGTAATTGCGACTCCTATGGCGATGGCGAAGGCGATGGTTATGGCGCTGGTTACGGATCTGAATATGGCGAGGGTTGTGGATATGGCTCTATCACAGGCTGTTACATAAAGGAACTGAATGGAAACAAGGTTTATTCCGTAGATTACATTCCAACGATTATCACATCAGTTCACGACAACATTGCACAAGGTTTTATGCTACACAGCGACCTTACCTTGCATCCTTGCTACATTGTCAAGGAACAGAATAAGTTTGCGCATGGCGAAACTTTGCACGATGCCTTCGCTGCCCTGCAAGAAAAACTCTACGACGGCAGCACCGAAGAAGAGCGAATAGAAGCATTCCTCAAAAAGTTCCCCAATTACGACACGCCCTATTCCAATCGAGACCTTTTCACTTATCATCACGTTCTCACTGGCTCATGCCGAATGGGCAGAGAGAGTTTCTGCAAGGATAAGGGCATCAACCTTGATGATAGCACCACCGTCCGCGAGTTCGTTCGTCTTACAAAGGATAGCTACGGCTCAGAAACTATTCGCGAACTCCCGATTGCTTATGGAGTAGACGAAATAGATGAATGATTCCACAATCTTTTAAAAGAAACAAAACAATGAGAGCAATTAAATTCAAAGGCCAGTGCATTGACCCTAAATTTGATGGAAAAATTGCATGTGGCTCGCTTCTTACATCTCCCGATGGAACGGAACGAATTTTTGAACACGACCACGACAAAGTGTTCAATTATTTCAGCGTAGATCCTGATACCATCTGTCAGTTCACTGGCTTTTTTGACAAGAACGGCAATGAAATTTATGAGGGTGACGTGTTGCGCTCGGACGAATATCCGTACAGTTGCCTCAAAGACAACAAGCGCGATAACTACTATGCCGTAGTGTATTATTGCGAGGAGGGAGCATGCTTCGCTATAGCAACGGCAAAGAACCCGAAATCAGATGTGAATGGTATTTCGGACGGCATTCTTGATGATGTCTCGCGACAGAAAATGAAGAAATTCGAGGTTGTTGGCAATATCAACGAACCAGGATGGGAACAATACAGAGAGTATTTTCAGTCAGAATAAGCAAAAGATTTACACTTAATGATATACAACTAACAATAACAACAAAAAATGGAAACAAAAAAAGAAAAAGACGAATTGATGGAAGCCGTCCTCAAAAACTTAAAAAAATGGGAAAATGCCAACGAAGCGAAGCATCGCCACCTTCTTATAGCAGCCAACGGAAGTGGTATTCAAGCCATGTGTAATTGTTCGCTGTTAGACCTGATTGTGATGTTTGGCATTCTAACGCTCGACAGTCCGCAGTTTGCTTTAGCCATTAAAAAGGTAGCTGGGCACATCGACAGACTCATGCAGAGCGAACCCACTTATCAAAAGTTGAAGGACGACAAAGACCTTTCAGAATTTACAAAGAACGAGATGTTTATGAACTACTTTAAACAAGCCGTCGAAAAGAAAGATGCCGATTTGGCAGAATTTCTCACAAAAAGCAGTGATACAGCTTCTGATGACGATAACGAAGAAGAACAATCCTAATGCTTAAACAGATAAGACAATGGCACAAACAAGTTTTAAGAGAATCCCCTTCAACCTTGCGTTGGCAAAGAAGATAACCAACAAGGAAGTGGAAGGACAAATTGTAACGAGGAACGGGCTAAAGGCAAGAATTGTTTGCTTCGATTTTAAATATCTCGTAGGCAAAAAAGACCTTGCAGTTCTTGTTGAACATGGCGATTACGAAGTTGTACTGTGTTTTAACACCGATGGCAAAGAAATATTTAGAGAGGATCGAGACATATATAACCTCCACATCGAAATTCCAACCTACTACGAGGACTACTCCAACTTTGAGCCGGACAAGTGGCAACCGTGTTTGGTGAGAGATGATGATGATGATATATGGGGCGTTTTGGTATGTGCTGGAAGGAATGTAGTTGATAAAGTGGTATTTTTCAGTGAGGGAGGAGACACACACTTTTGGAAGCAATTTCTCCCCATCTCAAAAGTTACCCAGCGTTTGATAGGTACTACAAAGAGCTACGAAGAACTCATACCCCCATATTGGATGTTCTACACCAAGGAAGATATTGCGTGCCTGAGTGAGGAGGAAAAGCAGAGTCTGGGTATTAGGCCCATCATCTCTTGTGTTGTTGCGCCTGATACGGGTGTTTCGGGTGTACGCTGTGCGGGGGTGTGTACTCGTTCTGGGTTAATTTTCACGGATGGCGGTTTCCCACTTCGCTTTAACAGTCGGAAAGCAGCACTATATGCAGCAAAACAATTTGAAGATTTGTTCTTTCAATATTACGGAATTAAAGTAAAAGCGTAACATAGCTAAAAACAATATGGAAAAGAAACAACGAATGTTCTATTTCGGAACGAATGGTTGTGCTGGGCATTATGCTCTTCCTATCAATTCAGATTTGCCAGATGTGAAAAGTGACGATTGGGCGCGTTTCGATGGTGCTATGCTTATTTGGATAAGAAAATATGGCACTTATAGCCAAGCAAAATTATTCGGTTCTGAGTGGTCTGTGTATGCAGTTCCTTGGTCGGTTGATGATGCACGCAGTGGTTGTCACACTGATTTCCTTTGGGAAGGCGAGCACACTAAAGAGGAAATGGAAGCATATATCAAGCAAGATTATTTTCTTCGTAGGCAGTTTTGTTTTAAGCTTGAAGCCAACATGGTAAATCGTGGAGACATTGTTCATGCGTCAGACGACTCTCTCGTCTTAATTCATCACATTGGTGCAGAAGGAGAAGTTTATTATGAAGCCTATGCTGACAATGCTCGTGGACGACTACAAGATGAACCGTACACTTGTCATTACGGATTCATAACAAGTTGCTATCCTGCTACCGAAAAGCAAAAGCGGTGGCTTATGAATTGGATTAGAAAACATAAATGGCTAAGGTCTTACAATAAAAACAAGAAACAATGAATATTGCAGAAATATTGAGAAAGTGCCCAAAGTGGACAAAGCTTTATAGTCCTGTTTATGGCGAAGTGGAACTGACAAAAGTTGATTATAATGAAGAGTATCCTATTACTTGTATAACAAAAAATGGATTTTATGCTTTTTTTACAAGAGATGGTATGCTTTTCTGCGATTATTCCGATACTGAATGTATGCTTTTCCCATCCAAAGACCAACGTGATTGGAGCAAGTTTTAAGTGAGTGACCCAGTTACTGACCATTTTTACTACGGGTAATGATGGGTTTGATGCTACAGCGGTGATGATTGAATATGATTAAAAAGAATGTAGCTTATGAAATGTAAACTATTGCGAAAGATACGGAGTATAGCAAAGGGGTGCGCCCATATTACGAGTATTACTACTGAAAACGATTTTACAATATCGCGTAAGTCTGTTTCTTCTGTTTCGTTTGGTTATCGCACATCAGAATGCTACAAACTTTATAGTGGTATTTACAAGCAAGGCATGAGCGTAGAAGAATATGAACGCAATGTTTGGCATAGATATTGGCTAAACAATCGCAAATATTATTATGCTAAATACGGACGCGATTATAAAGAATATGATTAACCAACAACCTTTCAATGCAGATGCTCAGCTATTTCCTCGTTTGAACGGTTTTTCCAGCGCACTCTCCTCACGCTACGAGGCTTGGGCAGGTTTGTATGATGAGCATGGGCAACACACAATGAAACTTCTCACTTATGACTAAACGCACATACATTGGCTGGATCCGCGACCGCGACGGCAAAGTTGTGTCGCGACCCGAAAAGACAGATGTGAGCAACGCCATAACCCAAGCCACGGGTGGTGCACACACCTGCCAAGAGGACGGATTAGGCAACACTACACCCTATGTGGTGTATGAATTTGAATAAATATGGGCAAATATCAAACAAAAAAAACACTTCGCTCATTATGCGCAAAAGCAGGCATTCGCTTGTATAAGCACAAACTGGATGGAGCGAGCTATCAACTTTGTGCAGGTGGATATGTGGTGAATGGTTATACCACACAAGAACCCTTCCACGAAATTTCGTACTACATGCAGAAGCAGTTGATACACCTTCTAAAATATGGTAACGACAAAGACGGAGAAAATGACACTCCCATTAGCTGGCATAAAGAGCGCACACCCGTTCCGCCACTATCCACCCCCATCAATCATTATATCTTAGGACGTGTTTTTACTTGTATGAGTTTAGAAGCCGATGCCGAATATCAAGCTTACTTAGATTTGCAACATTCTTAAATGAAACAAAAAAGCAACTATCCTCACATAATAGAAATAGACCCACAAATGCACACATTCGAATATAAATCTATCATCATCTATAACGACGAAGACCCTATGCCTAAACTCAATGCAGAGGGAAAGCATGGATGGGAAGTGGTGTACATTGAGGATGGCTACAACCGCAAGGTGTGGCTGAAGCGGAAGTTGGATAGAGGACTTCCCCGCGTTGCCGATTTGCAGAAAGTGCAAGGCACCACCGTAAACACTAAATTTTAAAAAATAACTCACAATGAAAATCGAAGACATTAAAACAGGCGACGTAATTGTTCGCACCGAAGACGGCATGATCAATAAGGTAGCCGAGGTAACACCCGATGGTCTTATTCTGCGTTCGGCTTACACTGACATGGCGAAGTGCTTCCATGTTTTTCTCAATCCAGATAGTAGTAAATTAACTGCCGATCATTACGAACCTGCCACCGAAGAGCAACGCCAATATATGGATAGCAAACTCGCAGATTTTTACGGCACAAATGCCGAAGCTGCAAGCAAACGTTTTATTGCTCTTGCTACCATGATGGGCGACCTAAAGCAAGAGAACAACGAACTTGTTGGACGGGTAAAACACCTTATGGACGATTACAACCGCTTAGTAAAGCGAATTAATTCCTACCACACAGTGAGCGACTTGACCGAAGCTCTTGACAAGTTGGAGGAGTTGGAACGCGATCGTGATTTCTGTAAAAAGCAATACGACCATGGACAAAAACTTTATGAAGCGTTATTCAACCAACATGACCTCCAACGCAAAGAATTAAATGTAGTCCGCGAAGAACGCGACGAAGCTAAGGAGCAATATAACGACTTGCAACAAAAGTATGAGGAGTTATCCCAACAGCTCAATATGCGAACTCTAAATTAAAATGTGCCGACAAAAGACTTGACGAAGCGGACGAGGAGTACTATACTCTTTCTTTTCTTCTTGAAGGGGCAGAAAGCCGCATTGCACGTTTTGAAAAATCTACGTTTGAGCGTATGGAATATGATTGCCCGTATGGTGTAAAAGCGATAGTCGGCTCTTTGGTATGCTTTAATTGTGAGCATTACATAAAAGGCGATTTTGGTAATACTAAAACTGTTCTTTGCGCTCACGACTACGACAAGGAAAAAGAAAAGGAACGATACTTAGACAAATTCCACGAACAAATGAACCGAGATCTTAACTCAGAAAAGCAATGATAGAAAACAAAAAATTTAGTCGCTGCGCTCACTCGACGATTAGGCGAGAAAGAAAAAGAGTACGTAGAATTAGAGGAGCGTTATGCTGCGTTATCAGACGCATGTGAAAGTTTAGAGAAACAACTTGACACTAAATACAAGTTAAGTAAGATAGGCGAATGTATTGCAAAAAACGAACATCCCATTTTGATAACTGGTGTAAAGATAGGCGATGCCGACTTTTGCGTATTGAGCCAAGGCAAAGTGTATAGCCTTTTTTACGACGAGGACGGTGAGCGCAAAATGCTCTACTTCGCACCCAAGACTTATTACCCAGCCGAGCGTTTGCTTGAATGCTATTTTGTGATTGGTGCGAAAGGCGACCATTACACCCAAGCATTCATTCCCGAATGGATTCATGGTTGCCAGTATTACAACAGCATGCTGCATTCGTTCCCCGATTTTGCGCAACATCGCGATTGTATGCTTGCGTTAGACTATGACAATATGCACATCATTAGCTTCCACCGCGAAGACGAAATAAAAAGAATAAAAGCATTTGCAAAGCAAATAAATTCAAAATTTATGTTCATCGATGCTATCAATCCGTATGGACCAGGAGAAAAAACTTTAAGATTGGTTATTCCTGATTTTGAACACTTGAAGAAAAATACGCAACACTAATTTTTAAAAATCCAGCCATTATGATTACAGCAAAAGAAGCACGACAAAAGAGTTTAGATGTGCTCGAAGAGCGGTTTAAAGACCAACTCAGCGTAGTAGAAAAGTATATTACCGAGGCTTGTGCAAAAGGACAAGTAGGCGTGCGTATTGAGAATGCAGAGGAACTTTTTCCCGATGTAGACACATTAGCCAAGTTTTTAAGACTTCGGTATGGTTATGAAAAATCTACACCCCACGGTGAACTTATTTTGTCTTGGTGGAATCAGGTATGAACCGCACCCTTCACACCCTTGTAGTGGGCAGCTTAAACTTTCCACCTTACGACAGAATGTTTGAGCAATCTCGACGTGTATTCTCTCCACATGGCATTGCGCCAGCCATTCACACAATGGGGGGAGGAAATCTACACATAAAAATTTTAATTGAACTCTAAAAATACCCTCTTATGGAAAAAAATCCGTAACTCCATAAGGTCCTACCTCCTTGGTGACATTCCGTTCTACATTCTGCTCACGCTCAAACTTTTATAACTTACCCCATGAACCGCACTCTTCACACCTTTGTAGTGGGTAGCCTAAACTTCCCGCCCTATAATGGTTGGTTTGAACACTCGCGACGTGTTTTCTCTCCCCTTGGCATTGCGCCCACTATTCACACAATAGTGGGGTGGAAACATATAAAAATCTTAATTGAACTCTAACAACATAAACACTTATGGAAAACGTAAAAAAAGTATTCCCAGTAAATCCCATCAAGTTCTACCTCCTTGGTGGCATTCCGTTCTACATCCTGCTTACGCTCAAACTCACTGGCGTAGTGCAGTGGTCGTGGTGGTGGATCACACTGCCCGTTTGGTTGCCCATGTTTTTTGTCGTGTTTGCAGCCGTTGCATTCTGCGTATTCATGCTTTGGCCTATAAACAAAGGCAAATATCGAAATTTACGTAAATAGCAAAAGTGAATATTGATTGCCGGTTCTTGTGTAATCAATATTCATTATTGAAATGCAATTCTTAAAATTCTATCAACAATAAAAAAATGAATAATCAATTTTTTAAACGCATTCCTTTCGACCTTGAATTGGCGAAGAAGATAACCAACAAGGAAGTGAAAGGAGAGATAGTGACGCGAGACGGACGCGAGGCAAGAATAATCTGCATAGATAGGGAGGATAAAAGAAGCCCTATCTCGCCCTCCAACGTAATAGCTTTGGTGAAAATAAAAGATGGACATGAAAGGGTGTGCGAGTTTATGCGCAATGGTATGTATTATATTACCAAGGATACAGATTTAGACCTCCATATTAAAGTCCCCACCTACTTCCGCAACTACTCCAACTTTGTGCCGCAAAAGTGGCAACCTTGTTTGGTGAGAGATGACGATAATGGACCTTGGAATGTTTTGGCCTGTGCAGGAAAGAATACTGATGGTGATGTGCTATTTTACGGTCCAGGACGCCACAAATACACTTGGCGACAAGTTCTCCCCCTATCCAAAGCTACCGAACGATTGGTAGGCACCACCAAGAGCTACGAGCAACTGATAAAAGAGCTTGACGAAAATGAGCAAGATTAAATCATGCGACGGGCAAGGCTGCAAGGAGCGCAAGGCTTGTTTGCGCTTTGCCCTGTCGCATACGGAGCGAGACATGCAAAACATGCACAAGGCTTGTTACTTCGCAAGACCGAATGGGAGCGACTGCCCGATTATGATTAAACAAGTGACGATATAACGACAACAAAACTACCCCCCCCCAAAAAAACATTATAAACATTATGGCAACAGACAATATCAACATTGCGGACATTCTGAAAAAGCAACCGAGAGGCACAAAGCTCTATTCACCTATTTGTGGTGATTTGTTCCTCGACATATAGACGATGACGAGGACCTCATTTATTGCCGCACTCACGACTATACTGAAATAGGTTACGTAAGATTTACGGGATATGGCCGTTTTTGCGGTAAAAAGGACTGTGTGTCCGACAATGGCGAATGCCTCCTTTTCCCGTCAAAGGTATTGCGCCAGTGGGACGTAACCCAGTTTGAAAATGGTGACATAATGGTGGTGAAAGAGTACGACAGCTGGCGTGAAAATTCGAATAAATACATTATGATTTTCAAAAAATGTGACTGGAGTGATGGCCTTATTCATTTCCATGCCTGTATGGAAATTGATTCAGATAAGTGGTACGGCCGGGAAGGCTTGTCCATTGTTCTCATAACCCCCCATGCGAGCGAAGTTAGGTGCCTGCCGGCTTGCGATTGTGAAGTGTTTGAAATGAATAAATCCTTGAGTGAGCATTATTTGCAATGGAATGCCGAAAAGAAATGCGTTGAACCAGTGCCAGAGAAGAATGAGAAGCCTGCTGCGCAGTTCAAGTTGGAGCCTTTTGACGAGGTGCTTGTGCGAGATGGAGATAATGACATGTGGACATGCGACTTGTTTGTTAGCAAAGACGAAGATGCACCGTATGATTGTGTCAGCGCCTGTTGGCTTCAGTGCATACCCTACAACGACGACACAAAGCATTTGCTCGGCACGTGCGATCCTTACAAGCCCCAGGCGTAACACACTTTGTCCGTACCACCGAAAGGACCTTTTGTAACTTTGCCCGTGAGCATACGAAAAACAAGTTTCGCGCGAAGATTTTCAAAACTTCGCGCGAAGATTGAAAAAGTTTCGCGCGAAACCATGTTTTGGTATATGCTATATGTTTAACGAGTTAATACCATTTTGATTTATGGCAATGACACTCAAATTTTCAAAGACGAAAACCGTCAATCCGCAAACTAAGGAAGTAGGTTTTCGTACAACCGTAAAGTCCAACGGTAAGGCAGACATGGACTCACTCGTTGCGTCTGCAAGTAAAAACACCACCATGCACAAGGCAGAGCTTCGTATGGCTTTTGAACTGATGCTCGATGCCATTCAGGAAACCTTGTCGGCAGGTAAGTCTGTCGAACTGAAGGGTATCGGCAACATTGGCTTTACTTGCAGCGGTGCATGGACTAAAACTGCCGACGAGCAAGTGGGTGTGGAACACAAAATTGGTGTGGCCTTCTACCCCAGCACCGAAGTGCATGCTGCCGTGGCTACTGCCAAGACTTCGTGGACTAAGGACAACGAGGGTGACGAACCCACAACCGATGGTGGCGGTGGTTCATCATCAACTGGTGGCACGCAGCAGCCAGGTGGTGGCAACTTGGACGCCTAAGTCCGCTGCCACGTGGCGCACAAGGCATAACTATCCCGAAGGCCAAAGGATCGTAGTCCTGCCTCCGTCGCGACAGGGCGTGTGATTAGCCGACGCACCTTGTTCGCGATGTCTGAGGTGGCCGTACAACGTAATTAACGGATGCTGGTGCAGACGCATGATATGAGAAGGAAAACTAATTAAAACCACTGCACATTTTTTTATTGGATTTATAAAGCTTTTATGACATGAAAATTAAGCTGAAAGAGTTAAGACGTAAGTGTCAGCCTTGGGTAGATAATATGTATCATAGATTGCATCATCAAGAAATGTTGCTCACTGAATTGGCACGACGCCAAGGTTGGCGGTTGCAGGTGATTGAAGCTTGCGATAATTTTAAGGAAATATTTAAGACGGGGGTGCCCGTCTACTTAGACCGCATCATCTTTCCGAGTCATCGCAGAATTAACCCACGTATTGGCACGCGTGGCTATCTGATACACCCCGATCGCAATAAATATCACATCATTCGCCAAGGCAAACGCAAATGGCGCATTGTGAAGGCAAAGTCAAAGAAAGACAAAAAGGCAGTTTCCAACATTCCTGTTGATGCCGACAAAGTGCGTTGTGGTGATATAGTTAAAGCCTTAGACAATTCGCTTGTTCAAATTCATCATATTGACGAGCATGGCGAAGTTCATTACATAGCCTTTGCTGACAAGTACTATGGCGAAATGCAGCGTGCACCTTACCGCTGCACTTATGGCTATATCACACAATTTTATACCGCCACAATCAAAGAAAAAACTTGGCTAAGAAAATGGATTAAACAATGTAAGGCAGGTAAAATTGGACATAGAATATGAACAGGAAAGAAGAAATAGATAGCAAATTATTTATAATACGAGAGAAGGTGTTGGAAGAATGCGAAAAAGACCTTGATATAGTTAACAATTTACACAACTCAGATACTTTTGTAAAAGATGTTTGTTATCTCGTTCCTCGTGCAGTTCTGTTATGGACTTTCCTTTTTGCTATAGGGATAGTTCGTCGTATAGTTTGGATAGTAAAATCATTTAGAAGACAATAAAAAATGATTACAATCGTACTGATTATTTGCATCGTGCTTGCAGCGGCTGCCATATCGGTGATTTCAGATAGCATCTTCGATCAAAGCAAATATAGTCACCTACCCGAAGTGAAACCCATTCCCCTTGCTCACATAGAGCATTCGCCTATCATGTCGATGGTTGAGAGGGAAATGGGGGAAGATTATACCGCACATGTTATTGCAAAGATTGAACTGAAAACCAAAAGGGTGCTACATCAACAATGGTATCAAGAACACCGAATACTCATAGTGGACGGAATACATCGTAGCTCTGTGCAAGTAAGCATTCCCGACAAGAATGCTGACGATAACCGCATAGAAGGCAAAGCCGACGCACTGATTTATGCCCTATGGGTAGATGAACCTTATCGTAAACAAGGCGTAGCCCGCAAACTGCTTGAAACGGCAGAACGCGAAGCTAAGAAGATGGGTTGCAAAACCGTTTGCTTGGAATGGGACAGACGCGAGTCCGATGAATGGGTGCTACGATGGTATGAGCGACTTGGATATAACGAAAAGGAATTTGGACGTCACAGTTCGTTGCTGGTAAAAGAATTGTAAAGTATAGCTCTTTATTTAATCAGGGTATTAAATATGCAATGAAGGGGAGTTCGTCGTGATGACGCGCTCCCCTTTTTCTGCATTTATGTTTAGTTATTCATTCATGTTTAATATCCCCCAGGCATCCACGCCCAACCGAAGCGACCGATAAAGTATTTCACGCCTAACCATAGCGTATCGAAGGCATCGGTAAAGTCGGTTCGTTGCTGAAGGGGTAGGTTATCCTCAGTCTCAGGTTTCTTTTCTTGGCTCTTGTCTTTTTGAAAACCGCGATACGACAGGCTGACCTCACACAGCTGCATGGCAATAATGAGGTCGGGGTTGTTGGGTTGGTTAATGCGTATGGCTGGGAATGTAACTCCCGCCAAAGCCTCGTTAATAAGGCGGTGCTTCACGTCGTGACGTTCGGGCACACCCATGTCGATGCCGCGCACCGTCCACCCCGCGGCTTGCAACTCCTTAATCACCGCCATATAAAATCGTTCGTCGGTGGTGGCATACGATGCACCCTGTTTGGCAGTGGCGTCGTAAAAATACACCACATCGCTACAAATGGCACGTTTGGGAGCATAGTAGCGCGAAAAGTCTTGAATGAGTTCGCGCAGTTTGCGCTCGTTCTTCACATAGAACGACTTAATGACATTGAGAGCCATTACCCCATCGCGCTCATATTTCTGTCCCACCACAAGCGTATTGATGTTGGCATTATAGTCGAGTGCAAGGTACAAAGGTTCGCTCATGTGGCAGTCAGAGTCCATGCGGCAATCGTTGCGCTCGCTCAGTTCCTTAAAGTCGGGCTGATAACTTTCGCTTGTAATGCGTTTGCCGTCCACAATGCCCGTTGCTTTTTGGGTACTGAAATTTGCTTGACTTAGGGGATCAACGTCCTCTGGAATGTAGCCATGCACATGATCAATATCAAGGTTGCTATAAAAACCATCGTTCGACTTTTGCATCTTTACGTTCATAATACTGACCATGAACGTGTAGGCTGGAAGATCGCGCTTCATCTGTCGGATGTAATCCTCAGAAAGAAGATCCACATTCGAGAGGGTGCTTGCTCTGCGCACCACAAAAGCCACACGACGCAATTCGCGCAAATAACCTTCAGAGAATTTTTTGGAACGCAAGAACTTCTGCATTTCAAAATCTTCCTCTGGCGTAATGAGGTATTCGTAGTCGTAAATCAGTTCGGCATCGTTTGGGTCAATAAGGTGGTAGTTCACCGCCATGGTCACCATCGCTCGCGTCACATGCAGTCCGTGGTTAGGCATGATGCGGAATTGCCCTTCATGGCGCATCATCTTCAGTGCAACGGCACGCATCACTTGGCGCATCTCATCGGGAACCACATGGACAATGTGTCCCGACTTGCGGGCATTATACAGCAGGTCGTTGTAGCGGATAATCTTGTCGGCATAATCCTCCAGTTGCTCCTGCACCCATCGGTAAGTTTTGCCCTTGAACTGTCCTGTTTCAATTTCGAGGTCAAGCTTCTCCTCCTCGCGTTCCAACCATGAGCCTTTGGTGGTGAGCGAGGCATCAGAGAGGAAGCGCGTGCTTTTGTAGAGCGGATTGTGGTCGGAAAACGCGATGTCGCCCAAGGGGTGTGTTTGACCCGAAAGCGCAGGCATCAGTTCGTCCGTCACCTTTTTATAGGGAAAAAAACGTGCCTCGTCGCCCACCATAGCCGAGAAGGTGTAAGAGTTTGCCGAGGCAGTTTGCGAGAGCGAAATGAGCACCCACCCCGCTCCGTTGGCAAACCAAATATAGTTGTCGTAATTCTTAGGCTTAAAAATGCTGGGTTTGGCATGCTTAGGCGGACGTCCCCACCCAAAGTGAACGCCTTGCACAAAGCCAAACATGCGCTCCATAGCTGCCATCGTGCTTGGTATGGTCTTGCCAAAGCCTTGCTGTCGGCTCACTGCCACCCAAGCACCAAGCATACCCGGCATCGACTGACTTGCCATCCACACGTAAGGTGCCACAAGTCCGTCGGTCTTTCCCACACGGCGGGCAGCAATTACTCGCTCATCCTTAGCAGCCATGTAGAGCGATTGTTGCTGAAAGCGCGTGAGGTAAATTTGGTGAGGTTGTTGTTGCATGGGGTGTTTAGTTAATCGTTTGTTTTTTTGTGTGTTATCAGAAGAGGGTAAGTTGCGCCCGCTCCTGTTTGATACGCTTGCAAGCCTTGTCGTAATACTCCTTGTTGAGTTCAAAACCGATGAAGTTGCGCTTCTCTTTTATACAAGCAATGGCAGTGGTGCCACTGCCCATACAGTTGTCTAATATGGTGTCGCCCTCGTTGGAGTAGGTGCGAATGAGGTACTGAATAAGATCTACGGGCTTTTGAGTGGGGTGCATATCAAGATTCTTTTCTTTGTCGAAGAACAATACAGATATAGGATATTTCTCTGTTGTTACTTCTTTAGAGTAGGTCTCAATATTATAGTTGCCATAACAGACATTACCATTTGCTTTTCCGCATTTATGTCCTCGCGAGTGAGAGGGGGAACCTTGTCTCATTTGCGGGTTGTATGTAGGTAGCGCACGATAGAACACAGCAATATCCTCATGGCTCCGCATCGGCATTCGCTTCGCATTGAGAAAGCCCGTTGGTCTGTCTTTTTGCCAAATTAGATTATATCGCCATGTGTCAGGTGATGCCATCATTAGCTGTGCCGTAAACATTCCTTGGCAGAAGAGAATAATAGGAGCGTTAATTTTCGCTATTCGCCAGTATTCCTTGAATAGAGGCTCCATCGGGATCATGTTATCCCATCGTGCTTTTTTATTGCCTTTGTTCAGAACTTCATACGGCAAATCGCACACAATGCAATCCACACTCCCGTCCGGTATTCTTTTCATTCCTTCAAGGCAGTCTTCATTATATATCTTATTCAGTTCTATCATGCTTTGTTTTTTGTAAATCTATCAGTTAAACCATTTTACAGTTGTCTCACCTTTATAGCCTTTCTCCCACACAAACCAAGCGTAAGCCGCTGCGCTGCTGCCGAAAGCATCGAAGTCGCCATTCATAGCACATTTCAGTCGTGAAGAACTTACCCATACACGAATGGGTGGGGTAGAACGGAAGAGAGTGCGTCGTGCCTTGCCTTCGAGAAAAGTCAGTTTCAAAAACATCGCCACTTTCTTTCCTTCGGGAATGATGCTCAGAGCCTTTTCAACAAACTGCTGCGCGAATTTGTATGGAGGATTGGTCACGATGTTTCCATCCCACTTCAAATTGTCTATTGCAAGAAAGTCTGCCACTTTGCCGTAACCCCTATCCACAAGGTCGCGGCTCACCACGTCATACCCTGCTGCCTCTAACACCCTACTCATGTGACCCTCACCACACGAAGGTTCCAATATCCTGCCCTCAAACTGCTCCAGTTTGCACAGCCATTCTGTAGCTTTTGGTTCGGTGGCATAGTAATCCTCACTTTGCCTATCCGCAGCCGTATGGTTACTTGCGCCTAATGTCTTAAACACAGCAGCCGAGCCGCCAACCCAGTCCTTAGCCATGGTGAACCTCCTTTCTTGTCAAGTCTTCAGTAGAGAGATTAAGGTTATGTGACAATTCCTCTATTCTGTCTTCATTTATATCCTCACAAAGTTTTTGCAAGGTGATGTATTCTCCCACTGGTTCGTAAGGGTTCTCCTTAGAAATCATAAAATAGATATTCGATTTATGAAAACCTAATGTGTCGAGTAGCGTATAAACGTCCTCGTTCTGCATGTTCTCGGTCACGTTTTCAGTGTCGTATATAATGGAAACCGTTCCTCGGCTGTAATCTAAAATTGATATGTACATGGTGTTGTTGTTTTATAATTCTTCAAAATTTGGTGAGGTCGTTGTTGCATGGGGTGTTTAGTTAATCAGTTTTCGTCCTTAAACAATTCATCGCCGCAAAGAATACATGCAAGAAACCCTGCGAGGCGCACCATGTAGAATACGAAGATATATATCCCCACCGCCATTATCAATATGCACGGTATGGGTGGAAGGAGGTGTTGAAGATGATAGGCAGCGTCCATGATGAAAGTGTCCAATGCCCATATAGAGGTGTGACGCATGCAACGAAGAAGAAACTTGCCGGTTATTTCCATGTGGTGTGGTGTTTTTGTTTCTTGTCGTGCTCATGCTTTAATTTATCCAAGAACGTATCGACTGTTATAAAAACTACTAAGTAGAGCCCAGTGATTGCGCTGATTATGAATAGCGCAAAGGAAATGGCTCTCATTACCGAAACAGTCACTAAAAAGCAAGCTGCAATGATTAACAGAATAAAGATTACCATTGCACTGCTAATGATGTGGCGCAGTGATTGCGAGGAATAGTTTATCTTTTTCATGTGGTGGGTGTTCGTGTTATAAAAGTTTTTGGGGTACACATTCGTTAATCAACTGGCAAGTACCTTTTTGGCAATCCACAATGGCTTGTTGTGCGGTGCGAATGATGTTGTCTTTTTGCGCTGCGTTCAACCCTTCTATTTTGTCGAGTTCTTCAGCAAGACGCTTGTCTACTACTTTTTGCGAAACGCTTCCCATGTAATTCACAAATTCCTTACAAGTTTTGCGTCGCGGTGCTTGCACCCAATTTATGAAGTCCTTTTTATAGTCCTTCCACGTTTTGATTTTAATGATAATCATATTTGTTTGTGTGGTTGTTTGTTCGTGTTAAAACAATGGAAATGTGAGTTGTTGGCAAATGTTGCCACGCTCAGTTTGGTGCTTTGGCACAAAGATGCGCTCGGTTACGGCATTATTCTTTTTGTCGTTAAGCGTAGAACGGTGCGAATATTCTGCAATGCAGTCGAATCGGTCGGTGGGCATTTGGTAGGAGGAGATGAACACGGGCGGAGTCTGACTTTCTGTCCATGTGTAAAAACGTTCGTAGTCGAAATTTTCTGCTTTGTTGTATTTGTTTGTGCTTTCATAAGGAATGTCGCAATAGATTACGCTATCTGGCGGTATAACCACTTGCTCGTAGCTAAGCACAGATGGCGTGATGGGTAACTTTTTTCCACACATGTATTTCTGGGCAGGTTGTGTGACCGCTCTTGGTATTGCAATATGTGTAAGGCTGTTTGTGCGATCTCTGTGTTCTGCCTCCCAAGGTCGTTTTTGGATTTTTTTTTTTTGAAAGACGGAGCGTGTTTGCTGTCGCTCCATCGTTTCCAATCGCGCGGATATTCCCCCCCCCTCAAAAGATTGTTGTTGGAAGTGCCCAACTGACTGAAATACTGTCTTACGGAACGATAACGTTGTTGCACATCCTTAATGGCGTCAACAAACGAAAGGTCGTGCCCCAGTGCTTTTGCCAGCGAATAATCTGAAAAGAACAGCGCATAGTGAATGGCTTTTTTCAGCGGTTCAATTTCTTTGGAATAAAGGTAGTCGCGCATATTGTTGCCAAACGACCACACCATAGCCACGTAAGGGTCGGTGTCGCGTAGTCGGAAAAAATCCTCACGGCTAATCCACCGCGTGTCGTTGGCATATTTGCCCTGCAAGGCATCCATAAATAGGGTGGGGCACATCCAGTTGATGTCGTTAATGTAAATGTGCTCAAACTTACCCATAAGCAAGGCGGCATGGCTAATAGCGCAACCCCCGCAAAACAAGTCTACAAGGTTGGTGCGTCGGGGCAATAGGCGCACAATGCGCTCAGCCAGTTTGTTCTTACTCCCTTTGTACGGTAATCCGTATTTCATATTCGTTTCTTTTTGTTTGTGTGGGTTAGTGTGTAGTTAGTATTGTATTCCCCAAAACTTATTCCTCACGCTTATGCCCAATGTGCCACTTATTGCACACTTTGCATAAGTAAGCCTTGTAACCTTCGTTTAGAAGGCGCGGTTGTTGGTTCAACCATTCGTAGGCATCGTCCTCGGTGTTGTAACTCACCTTAGCCTTCCATCCGTGCGAACTCTTGCGCGTCCAATGTTCGGGGTCGGGACGAAAAGGCGGGCGCTTGTTGTGATAATGGTTATTCCCCTTGCTGTTTCGCTTCATGGCCGGTATTGGTGTTAGGCATGGGCATTTCTGCCTCGGCAGCAGCGGAGTGAGGGTGCTGCGCATCTTCTTGTTCGGTTTGTTCCTCCATATACGCAAAGTAGTCTGGCTCTTCCTCGTTCTCGCGTTCGGGCTTCGTGGCAAGCAAAGCATCCTCTTCAATGTCTTGCATATCCTTAGCCGTAAGTCCATACTTGCGTGCCATCTTCGCTTTGTACTCATCAGTGTAGTTCACGCGGTCGCGCTTCACAATGCTCACATCCTGCGTGATAGAAATGCGGCTCATGTCGGGCATCTCGTCGGTAGCGTCCTTCTCTTCCTGGAAGTTGCCATACACATTCGCTAAGGCTTGCATACCCTTATCTACTGCACGATCGTTGTTTTGCTGTTTGCCTGTGCGTATCAGCCATTCGGCACTGCTCAGATACATCGCCTTGTGGCGCGGACTTTCGTCTGTCATAAAAAAACGAATGAGATGGTTGCACACCGTAACGTCGTTGTTAATCTCCGTCACGGTGCGCGGACGTATGTTGCCTTCATCGTCGATCGTAATGTGCAAGGCAAGCACCATAGCTTGCGCATCTTGGTTGCCTTGTGCCGCTTGATTGAAGAATAGCTCATAATCGCGTCGGGCAATGTTGCGACAGGTGGTGCGAGGGTCAATGTCGTTGTTCTGTTGCCAACGCTTGTAGAACTCGCCACACACCTGCATGCGGTAACGCTGCTCCAACTTTGGAAAAGCCATTTCAATGCTCGTGCCACACGACAACCATTTGTCAATTCGGGCAAGTGTGCCCTTGGTAATTTGGCTCATAATGGTTTGGGTGTTATTCTTTTGTTTGATGCAAAGGTAAATATTGATTTTTAATCCCTACGGACAATGCTGACATTTGAACGTTTGCTTGTCTCTCTCATTCCCATTCCCAACAATGTCCTTATTCTGCAAAAAGCTAAGCTTACCTTTGAACATAAAAACAATAGTGAACAGTAAAAAGTCATACTCAAAATAAGACTTACATACAACTAACTAAACAACACAAACAACTAAACACAAACAACTATGCAAGCAGCAGCCCCAATCATCACACGCATCGTAGCCGGACTCATCGGTATTCTTTGGTGCTACATTGAGCCGTCGTTAAACTACATCTCGGTGTGTTTCTTCGCGCTCGTTCTGGATTGTTACACCGCGTGGCGGTGCAACCGTCGCATCTATTCGCGTTACCGAGAAGCTATAAAGCGCAACCCTAAGTGCAAAATGGACGGTAAACTTCGCTCTAAGAAAATGGCTAAAATGGTGCAAGACTTTTCCGTGCTTATCATGGCTATTTTCTTAGCCGTGATTATCGACAACGACCTTTTGGCGCACATGGGCGAGTTGCACCTTGCTAACTATTTAGCCGTAATTTACTGTTCGGTGCAATTCGTGAGCATTCTCGAAAACGAAAGTACTTGCAATGGTGCAGCATGGGCAAGGGTGGTGCAGAAGATTGTGGCAGACAAAACCGAACGCCACTTCAATATCAAACTTAAAGAACTTATGGCAGATGTAGAGAACATGGAAAAAAGCGACGCAGACGCATCTACCGAAAACACCCCGAACCCCGACCCCGAAACAGAAACCGAAACAGAAACCAACCCTAAACCACAGGAGGATAAATAATGACCATCAGCAACATTCTTGAACATTGGGCAACCATTTACAAACCCCTCTCACATAAACCCGAAGGCAAACTGGAGGAACAAGCGTTTTTTAGGATTCGCTACATCGACCTCGAAAACATTTTTAGTCGCAACGCCAATGTGGTGCATTCGCCTTGTATGCTACAAAGCGTAATCAACACGGGTGAATTTCGCGACGCTAACAAAATGGAGGTGTCGCATCAAGTGTGGTTCTTAGCTAAGGTGAAGGACACACCACAAACTTTGGGCAGATACGACGGACACAAAATTGAACAAGCCGCTGAGGACTTGATGGAATACTGCAAAGACCTTGTGGCGTGGATAGTGCAAGTGAAGCGCACAGGCAAATGTCCCGTCACAGGACGCTCGTTTGCTGACGATCCCGTAATTCAAGCCGAATTGCAAAGCATTGATGTGAGCACCATATCGTGTGGACTGATTGGCGACCTTTATGCTGGGCAATGGCTTGTGGCAGGTGTAGATTGGAAAAGCCTGCAACCGCTTTATAAATTTGGCTGCGGTGGAAACGATAAGTACATCATGCAACCCGATAATAAATAAAGCCGTATGGGAAAGCCTATTACAAATCCGATATTTCCATTTCCGCGAGTGGCAGCTCGCTACTTTCAACAAACCATTACGCAGTTAGAGGTGAATACCATGACGCAATGTATTTACCCCAAAGAGGTGTATAATGGCTATGCAGTGGTGAACCAAAAGCGCAAGGAAATGGGCATGTGGCACTCTACTGGAGAGGGCGCACATTCGTTTGCCGGAAAGATTATTGAAGCAGGACAAGCTGGAAAAGTGACCATGGCTTTTACATTTAACGACTACATGCGATTTGCCGAAATGGGTGTGGGTATGGGAACGAAGTATGAGGATGTGGATAATTCAAGGAAGGCTAACTACCGAACTCGCTACATCTCGAAATGGGATCGTAAGGCGGGTAAGTCGCAACGTCCCGCTATCATGATGGAGTTGCGCCACCTTACAGACCGCATAGGTAAATATCTTTCAGACTTTTACGGAATGGAGGGTGCCGTTCGTATGATTAACACCTTTGAAGAGGCGAGTCCTATCAAACTTTTTTAAGCATAAAAACTAAACAAATATGGCAACATCAAAGAAAACTCAAATTGTCATTACTGCCAATGCTGCCGTAGCCAAAAAGGTTATGGACGAGTTAGCACAGCGCACCGATGCCATTAAACAAAAAATGGCTGCGCTCGACGTGACGACCGCAAAAGGAAGGCGAGAGTTTAACAAACTGAAGAAAGAACTGGTTTCTTATAATTCGGCAATTTCGCAAAATATCACGGACGAAGAGCGTGTGAAACATGCTATTGATAATCTTTCCACCACTTCGCTTCGTAAATTGCGCACAGCCCTTGCATCTGCGAAAAAGGTTCTTGGCACCACCTTTCAAGATGATCCGAACTTAAAGAAGAAGCAACAGGACGTAAAAACCCTTCAAGCCCAAATAGACAAACTCTCAGGCTCGGTTCACAAGCAAGGCGGCGCATGGAGTACCGCTATGAAAAACCTTACGGCTTATGTGGGGTTGTTTGGTGCGTTTAATATGATAAAGTCGAAATTAACTGATGTACTGAAATTGAATTTTCAATATTCCGATTCTTTGGCGAATGTGCGCAAGGTGAGTAACCTATCAATGGACTCTGTGAACGACTTGTCGCGTATGTTGGCAAAGGTGGATAGCCGAACTTCTCTCGAAGGGCTGACACAGTTGGCGTATGTGGGTTCTCGTATGGGTATGGGTAAATATGGAGCTGAAGGTTTGGCTGAATTTGCCCAAGCGAGCGACCGCGTGAATGTAGCTTTGAAGGAGGATTTGGGTGACGATGCTATGCTTACCTTGTCTAAGTTTGTTGAAACAATGGGCGAGGTAGAGAAGCATGGCGGTAACATTAGTAGTGCCTTCGATGCTGTATCAAGTTCTATCTTCAAATTGGCTTCAACTTCTACTGCGAATGGTAACAACATCCTTGAATTTGCAAAACGCTTGACAGGTCTTTCTAAGGTGTCGCATATCACGAGCGACCAGCTCCTTGGTCTTGCTTCTGCCAGTGACTCTTTGATGTTGATGCCTGAAGTGGCAAGTACTGCTTTTGGTAAATTGATAAGCAGTTTGTGGACGAATTACCATGACATTGAGAAGATGCTGGGCATGCAAGAGGATTCGTTGAAGGGCATGATGGAGAAGGGGCAGACCATGCAGGCTCTTGTAACAGTACTCGAACATGTGAGCAACAAAAACTTAAACTCTATGGATGCGTATTTCAAGGAGTTTGGTTCGGATGGTCAGCGACTGAAACAGGTGGTTGTGACTATGGCACAGAATGTAGATGTGCTGAAATCGCATTTGCAAGAATCGAGCGAAGCTTATGAGGATGCCACTGCTGTACAAAAGGAATACGCCATTCAGCAAGAAACCGCACAAGCATTGCTTGAACGTGCAAATAATATGTGGAGTAAGGCTTTTGTAAATCCTGACGGCATAGACGTGGTGAAGGAAATTGCAAAGGCTTGGTACGATTTTTCTAAAACGCTTACGCAATCGATGCCTTTTATGGGGTCTGTAAAAATCCTTCTTTGGGAAATAAAAACCTCTTTTGAAGCTCTTCTTACTATACTCCCAGGACTTGTGCTTTATCTGGGTACGAGGGGTCTGGTGTGGGCTTTTTCAAAGTTAATACCTTTAATGGTAGGTGTATCTGGTAGCGGCATAGTTGGTTTTTTCTATTTACTTACACTGGCTGTTACTGGCAATGCTGCCGCGGTTCGCCTTTTGAAGATTCAGTGGAGAGAACTAAGTTTGGCTATGAAGGCAAATGTAATTGGTCTTGCAATTTCGCTTGTGGCTGAACTTGGCGTGTGGGTTTATAGCCTTGTTAAAAAGACAGATGATGCTACAGAATCAGTGGATAGGTTCAATAGTTCGCTTGAAGGTGTTAAGAAAAACGCAAACCAAGCGCAAGGTGAACTGGATGCTTATTATAATGCCATTCGGAATGCCAAGAAAGGGTCGAAAGAATATAGTGCTGCAATGAAGATCTATAATGACAAATTCGGACAATACTTTAAAAACCTGAAGAAGGAAAATGGTGCTGTACTGGATTTGGCTGAATCTTATAGACAAGCATCAAGGGCTATTCAAGCAAAAATTTACTTGGAATCTATGCAAGAGGATCGTAATAAATATCTTAAACCTCGTGCGGGATGGGCTCTTGATAGATTGGGTGAATATGAAAAAGTCGCTCCAGCTGGTTTTGGTACAAGCGTTTTGAAGGGTTTTGAGGAGGATAATAGCTCTAAAAGTATGAGCTATATTATTGGTACCCTTGCAAAACGATTTGGCTCTAAACACGCAGCTGCCGTTTTAGCTTCAATAAAGAGAGGAGATAAGGAAGCTACAACTCGTACCGCCATATATAATAACAGTATGGCGGGCGGATATACTACAGAAGCAAAACAGAAAATGGCTCCTGAAGACCAACGACTCTTTTATGCGCTGCGTTATATCATGCAAGCACGTTCGGCTCGTCATACTGATAGACAAATTATCAATAAATATGCTCCAGTGCAAGGTGAAATTACTGATTACGTAAATTCGCTTAGTGATGGTGATGAGACGTTAGTTCCTGATCATAAGAAGAAACATAATAAAAAGGATGATAAGCTGAGGGAACAAGAGCAATCAGCCAAAGCTCGCGCAAATGCACTTGTCTCGAATATTAAGGCATTCTACGAAGAACAAAAGCGTAAGTACTTGGAATGGGTAACAACCATGAATGCAGATGGTGAGAAGGTGAGCGATGGTCAGCAGCAACAGATGCTTGACTATATCGACACTCGAATGAGTACTGCCCTGGGTAAAGCCAAACAGTCTATTGCGAAGAATAGTGATGAGTGGGAGAAATTCCTACAAGAAATGCCTATAAAGGACATGATGGTGAAGACCGATGAGACTTCTAAGGATTTAATAGAAGCCATGAAAGGTTCGAATATTAAAGAGCTGCATGACTTATTTGAGAAATTGTCGGGCGATTTGTCAAAGGAAAATCATCAAACGCTTTCTGAAAATTTGGGAGCATTGCTCGACCAAATATTTGCAAATGGTTCAAAAGAATTGCGTGAAGCTGCCGAAAAATTACTTGCACAGCAACGCGAAATTCAGAAGATACTGAATGAGAATGACTATACCGGAGCAGTAAATCGTGACACACGTAGTAACTTTGATAAGCTTGGATTTTTACAACCTGCCAAAGGCTTGCGTGCGGATTCTTCATCGGGATTACAACAAATGAGTGAGTCGTTTGACGCTCTAACAACAAAGGCAAGAGCCTCTGTAACCGAACTTTACAAACTTAATCCTGCGAGTGATACGTTTAAGTCAGATTTTTTAGAGTATCTTTCGGTAGCAAATGAAGGTTTTGATTTTTCTGCTTTAAATGTACAAAAGCTAAAGGCTCTTTATTACGAATTGATTAAGTACACAGAGAGTTATACGGAAGCCGAAAAGCAACAATACGACAAAGCAAAGAAGATTATAGATTTCGATTGGAGCAAGAAGGCACGTAACAAGGAAGTGCAAGACTGTATTAAGTTGATTGAAATGCAACAGAAAATGTACGGCAAGCAATCTACTTTCGGGTCTAACTTAGGATTGACGGATATTAAGAACGACCCCGAAATTGCCTTAATGAAAGCGCGTATGCAAGCCGCAGAAGATTATTACGCCTTTGTAAAACAAAACACGAATAATCAAAAACTTCGAGAAGAAGCCGAGCGTGCTCGTTACGAAGCTGAACTTGCTTACGTGAATCAAGTGGCGGCTTCAATGAAGGAACGCCTCTCGCAAATGAAGAGTTTTGTGCAGCCTATTGAGGATTTTGGTGCAGCAGTAGGTCAAGCATTGGCAACAATGAAAGACGATGCAAAAAGCGCAAATGAGGCTATTAAGAGTGCGCTCAAATCGATGCTTGAATCGTGGAGTAAAATGGCTCTGGATGATGTAAACAAACAGATGTGGCAAGCCATTAATAATGCGGGGGTAAAGAATGCAAATGATAAAGCGAAGCCTGACATAAAGGCAGCACGCATGGCTTCGGCAAAGGCTGCATCGAATGGAGAACTGAATATTCCGTCAGACTTGGGGACAGCGGCGAATCCTATTCATGCAATCATTGATGTAATGCCTCTTGGTAATTTGGGCTTGGAGGATAAGAATGGCAATCCGACGGGAGTTCCTTATGCTGAAAGCGAAGATCATAAGAATGTAAAGCCTGTGTCAACCGAGCATAGCCCGTCTGGAAAAACGGGTAACGCACCAGCATCTCCCACCACAGCAGTTTTGCCTACCACCACAAACGTGGCATCGCAAACTGGTGAAGCCGCGGCGAGTGTAGCCACAGGACAATATTCTTTTGGCGAGGCTGCTGCGGGCATGGCTGGCAGTGTCATAGGTGCTATCATGAATACCGACTTTGGCAGTAAGCAATCACGACGCGAGAAACGTGAACAACGGAAACAACAGAGAGAAGCCAAGAAACACCAAAAGGAACTCACGAAAGAAACCAAGCAAGGCGTCAAAGAACGTGAGACGATAAATAAAAAAGGCAACAAGGAAATTACCAAGTCTACTGAGGAAGAAAGCAAGGCACAGGTTAAAACGGAAGAGCTAAAGCAAAATACTACCAATGCGATTGTTGATACAGCATTGAATACCAACTTTCAACTAAAGAAAAACAATGATCAGCAAGTGGTAGAGCAAAGTAAGAATACGGCACAAGCTGAAAATACTTTCTCTATTGTCGGTGCAGTTGGTAAGTGTTTTGAGTTCCTTGGTCCTATTGCGGGTCCTATTGCCGCTGCCGCAGTGATGGCTCTCCTTACAGGGTTAATGCAGTGGGGTTTAAATGCAGCTTTTGGTGGAGGCAAGAACAAGAGTAATAACTCTTCCAGTAAAAACACAAAACTTGTTTCGGGTATGCTTACCTACGACAGTGGTAATGTGCAAGACATGAAGCCTTTTGTGGGCGACAATGGTGAAATCTATTGGGCAAAGGAACAATATAAGCCGAAGAGTGGTGTCAACCTTCTCACCACGCCCACTGCAACCACCATAAACGGACAGCGTGCCCTGGTTGCCGAGAATGGTCCTGAGTTAGTGATTGGTCGCGAAACCACTAAGGCGATGATGATGAACAATCCATCTTTGTTAAAGGCGCTCGTCAATTACGATGCAAACTATTCGGGACGCAACGCGGCCCGTCGTGCATTCGACGAAGGCAACCTTGCCGAAGCATTAGGTAATCTTTCGTCAGGTGCGTCAGCAACTGACGGGTTGATAGCTGATAGTCGCGCAGCGAATACCGCGCTCATAACCGCTATAAACACGCTTATGCAGCGTCTTGACCAACCTATCCATGCTAAGATAGATATGTACGGTAGAGGTAATCTCTACGATAGCATGTCGAAAGCCAATCAATTCATGAAAGGTAAATCATAAAGCCAAGCATACCTAAAGGCATTACAGGAATTGTGAAGCACACAAACAACAACTCACTTCACATTTTAATAGTCCCAATCATTTAGTAAAAAGTAAGGACCGCTCCGTTATGATTACGTGGCGGTCTTTTTCTTGCTTGACCACTCCGCCCAACCAAAAGTTCAAAATGGACTTTTCATCTAATTCATTGATATTCATAAACTTTTTTACCAACTCAACTCCCAAAAGTTCAAAAATCCACCCAATTCCGCTACTATATATATAAAATTCCAACCATTTTCTTTTTTCTCCAAAAACAAAATCCCCTAACCCCAAACTATAAGTGAGTAGCATTCACGGCTATGTTGTAAACACTTGATATTCAATGCAAAAATGGGTAGCGGTATAAAGCAAACATTTGCCAAACGGTATTATTTTGGTGTGGATTTATATATATTCTTTTATCTTTTTGTTGTCTTTACGCTCGTGTATTCCAAGAAAATAATAATTTTTTTGAACTTTATAAAGGTAAGTATTTAGAAATCAAGAAGAAAAAGCCTCTTTTGGTTTAGTCAAATAGTAGTCAAATGGGGGTCTGTGAATGTTCTTTTGAAAGCCGTTTTGAACAATGAAAGGAAAATTAAGAATTAGGTCAAAACCATTTTTGGACTTTTGAGGGTAAAAATGTTCACGAAAAACGGCAAAGTCCAAAAAGTGAACTTTGCCGTTGAATAGGTGTTTTAGTAGGTTTTTTCCAGTTCGTTGATGTAAGGAATAGCCTCTTGACGGATAATGTCGAGAAATATCTGTGCGGAGCGTTTGAGTGGCACATCGCGCATCCAGTGCGTATTACTCATTATCTCTTGCTCTAATCCTATGATAGGTCTTGCCACAAGGGTAGGGTGGTTCCGCAGGTAAAGTTTAGGCATGAAAGTGATGTTTTGTGTTTCTTCCACGATAGCAAGGTCTTCATCTGGATCACTCACAATGCACTTGATGTTCAGCTTAGTTAGGTCGTGTTGAATGTATTGCTGAAAAGTATTGAAAACACGTTCACCTACGGCTGGCATAATCACGCTATGGCGTAGCATATCATCGTAAGAAACTTTAGGTAGACGAGTTAAGGGATGCGTGTTGCGCATAATCGCATAAATGTGGAAGGGAATGCAAGGTTGCGACTCAATTCCCTCATGCGTGTATGCCGTGTTCATGGTGAAAGCAATGTCAATTTCGTGATTGCGCAACAAATGATTTAAACTGGTGGCTTTGGTGAGTTCAGCATTCAGTCGCACATTCGGGTAACGCTCCATGAATATCATGGCAGCCACACGGATATATGGCGCAATGAATGAGCCGACACCAATGCGCAGTTCACCCGTCATGCAGTTGTTGAGTGCGTAGATATGCTCTTTGCAGTCGGCAGTCTGTTTGAGAATATCTTTTGCTCGAGGCAAAAGGGCTTCTCCATATTCAGTTAGCGTGATGTCGTGAGAAGTACGAACAAGCAACTTGCAGCCTAACTCATCTTCAAGAGTTTTGATGTGCTGGCTGATAGCAGACTGGGTGACACAGCACTTTGTAGCGGCAATAGAAAACGAGAGTGTTTCAGCAACGTAAACAAAGGAACGTAGATGTCGTAATTCCATAGCAGTAGAGTATTTAATGTGTTCCTAATAGCAAAGGTACGTAACATTTGCTTATGATAATAACATTTGTAAAAAGATTTTCTAATAGAAGGATAAGACGTGTAAATGAGGACGCAATGAAAGTCCCTTTGCGGCATAATTGTTGGCGCGAGGGGACTTTAATAGCCCTGTTTTAGGGTAGATTTTTTCAGTTGTGAGATATATGGGAACGTATAAACAAGACCGAAGCTTTTTACATGGTAGCGTGCATGGTCGTGTAATCCCATATTTTGGTGCAGTCGTTATCGTGTTGCCAATCAGCATCACAAAAGTAGAAAAGGTATGCAGCCTTGATGATTTCTTCTTCATTCATATCTGCGCAAAGGTCGGCATACATAGAGTTGAAGGCTACGTATTTATCCCAATCGTTTACCTTTGGGGGGAATTTCATGCCTTCCGTGGCTTCAATCACTTGTGAGCGAGTCCAATGCGGTCCACATTTAGTAGGCATACCTTCTTCGTCTAATTCGCCATATTCCAGGCGGTTCACGTCGTGGTTGGCAAACTTCTCGCTATAATGACGGTCATACAGTATGGCATGTTGGTGTCGCATGATACGCCAATACATTTCAGGATGTTCAGCTTCGATGGCTGTAAGGTCGCACGACATTTGTTGAATGGCATCCCACATTTTTTTCTCATTAGCTACGCCTGTGGCGCGAGCCAGTTCTATTAGTTGAATATATTTCATTCCTTTTCTTTTTAGCAGTTAGGGCAAGACCCTTTGAATTTAGGTATTGCTGGCACTAAGGTAGTGAATGTGATAGGTCGCTGAAAGGTGGCAGAAACTTCCGCAAACTTTTTTTCATTCTTCTTTGTCTTTTTCTCTTCCATATAATATGTTGAATTGTCGTTGGAGATATAACAGTAATAATCCCAACCAATTAGACAAATACGCCATTGTGATGGCGAAGAACATAGCAGTAATAATATCGGTACCTATATATACAAGTCCTGCAAGCACACTCCAAAACGTGAGGCATTGGCTGCACGAAAGCACCTTATCCACCACCTCTGAAATGGCGTGAGCCAAGCCGAGGTGGTGAATGAGACTGACCGATACCATGACAATAAAACTTGTCAATAGTATTGCCATGTTATGCTGCGGTTATGGTTAAGGTAAGAGGTACATCCGACACGAACGTCTTGCTGCAAGAGCAGCATGCTATTCGTGCAATGCCGTTTTGCACAGTGCCGATAGAAGGTGTTATGCTTCCAATAGCTGTAGCACTAAACACAGGAATGGTAAAGTCTTGACTTATCACCTGAGAGCGTGTGCAGCATGTTCCGCAGTTACAAGGCACATAGTTGATTACACCCTCCACATGGAGCACAACAAGATATTGTGATGTACCTACGTTGGCAATACTTTTTACGGTAAATGTAGGCGAGAACACTGGTGTTTCGTCCACACAAGCAGGAGTACATAGCTGCTGCGTGATGTTCACGTCATAATACGGAGCAGTGGCAGTTGCGCCGACTGCAAGTGTGGCTGTAATGTGAGCCGGAAAAGTACGTTTGTTCATCATTTAATTTCTGTTTTAGTATAGCGACGAAGCGAGCCGCCGCTTTGGTTAATAAACTTATCTCTTCACTTGATAATGCTCTGCGTTCTCTACAGGTAAGTTCTTTTGCAAGAGATCGGCAAGTTCATCCAAATCTTCCTCGTCAAACGTAATCATGCCTTCAAGTACCGATAGCGGACCATTGTAGCGCACCTTTTCTATGATGTCGTGAGCCATCTGCGGTATGCTTTCTTCGGGTATTTGTCCGAAATATCGGGCAAGCATTGGGGTGATGAGCGAATTGACTACTGGATGAATGAGTGGTTCAATATCCTTTTGCAGGTTGTATTCCCCACTTACCAATCCTAAAGCCCCAATAGATGCTTGTAATGATTGGAGCATGGGCAGACGCATTACATTGCTGGCAGCAATTTGCGAAATGGCGGGTCGTGCCCATTCAGACACGACCGCAGCCAAGATTTGTGAATTGGAATATTCCATACTCATCATGCTTTATGCGTTGCAACCGCAACCGCATCCAGTTTGGCAAACATTGGTTGAAGGAATAAAGAGTTTGGTAACGCTTGAAAGCGAAGCAACCTGCGACTTCAACACATCAATGTTTGCATTGGCAGCTGCATTGTAAGCCATTTGCTGTGCGTTAATGGCTTGCTGTGCATCTTTGTTTGCGTTTACTCGATCTTCAAGGCGGTTCACCTTGCCGTCGATATACTGCGTTACTTCTACCAACTTCTTGTCGGTGTAGTTTTCACTCTTCTGAATAGCAAGTTCTGTTTTGAGCGTAGAGTTCTCTTGAATAAGATTAGTCTCACTCTTTGTTACAAACCTTGCATCAGGGTCATTAGGGTTGGCAGTCATTTGTCTGCCATTACCCAAACCACCGAGCAATGCACCACCGCCTAACAGACTGGTAGCCAATCCAGCGATGCCGAGACCAAGCGCAGTATTGCCAAGTCCCTTGCTGGCAACATCGTAGTCGCCATTTTGCGTTTTAATTTGCATAGTGTTTTGTTTTTGTGTTTCGTCCATTATCGGACTTGTTGCAAAGGTAGTTTGATGTGTAAGGGGTGAAAACCAATGGTTATGAAGTATTCTTTGCGTGGAATAATGATTTATGTATTCTTATGGAAGCATAAGTAAATAAAGGTGAACATTGATTGAGGTTCTGTATTTTGTCTAAAAAGGGAAAATAACAAAGCCAACCTTTGTACAACCAATATTTAATTATTAAATTTGCAGCATAAATAAAATTCAAAAATTGAAATATCTGTATGTTTGACGAAATATGCTCCATATATGAATCTGCCACCGATGCTTATGGTCGATTTGTAGATTATGACACGGGGGAGTGCATCCAGCAAATGTCTATTCGTGAGTTTTGCCTTACGGATAGATGGAAGCCGTATGTGCAACGCTTGCGAGCTATGCGCAAAGAATATGGCAGCAAGGCTAAGAAGATGCCGGAGTATATAGAAACCAAAAAGAAACTACCTGGCGCAACACTCAGTGGCCTTTTCTCTCTCTATGAGGATGATAGCCTTACGCATCCAGGGCAGCGTGTGATGGTGTCGCGTCGCGAAACTCACTTGCAGCAACATACAGGTTGGCTTGCCATCGATATTGACCTTGACGATAATAAGCAAATCTCCAATTTCGATAATGTACGTAATTTGGCACAATTCCGTCCAGAGATAGCATTGTTGATGCGTTCCTGTTCAGGCACGGGGTATTTTGGCTTGATACGTCTTGCCTATCCCGAACGCCATAAGGAACAATTCAAAGCATTGCTCAAAGAGTATGCTGCATTTGGCATTATGCTCGACAAACAATGTGGCAATATAGGTCGTGTGCGTTTTGCCTCTTGGGATGACAAAGAACATATCTATATCAACGAAAATGCTGTGGCTTATAAGGGTATGGAGGTGAGCGAAGTAGAATTATCTCCTATCTCGCATTATCAGCGAACATTCTCTGACGTATCAAGGCATGCGCCCTGTGGTGGCACTATATATGGAGAACGCTCTTGGGAGAATGATACACCAGATATTGTTTATCTAAAAGCGCAGCGTTTAGTCAGTAAAATCGAGGCGAAAGGTGTTGACATTATGCAGAATTATGACGCATGGGTGAAGTGTGGTATATCTTTATATAGCATAGACCCTGTAGCAGGAATGGATATGTGGAGACGCATATCTCGTTTTCGCCCATCAGACTCTAAAGCTCATCGCGAATCTGAAATTCGGGAGAGGTGGCCACAGTTTTCTCATTACCCTAAAGTCACCGGAAACACCTTCATTAAACTTTGTCACGAAAGCAACATTTTTCTCACTCGTGATGAACTGAGGGAGATATATGGAAGAATAAATTGAAATGACATATAATATGAATCAAGTATTTTTTGGAAAAGAGGGACTTACCTCTACTTCTGCCAACCATGTAGCTAATATGGCTAAAGAATATGCTGAACGCATTGGTCAGGATGTAAAAACGTTGCGTCTTTTCACGCAGAAGGCAAGACTGTTGAGCGACAATACGGAGGCTCTGTTGCAACTTCCGCTTGATTGTCTTGATGAAATACCTAATGCTATTCGCGATATTTCAAAGTGTAATGCACTCATTGGATGGCTTCGCGAAGCTATTGCTGAACGTGATAAGTGCAAGAAGGAAACGATGAATTGCTCGTTTTTTCAGTGGGCACAAAGCAATAATGTTATAGTCCCCGTACCACCAGAAGCACCAAAAGAAGTTGGTGATCTTGTGAGCGTTGGGCAAGAAATTTTGAATGTAAAGAAATGTGCCAGATATATTGAGTTGAAGACTAAACTCGCTGTATATGGCAAGTTCATACATCCAGAAGGACTATTACCAAAGGCTTTAAAAGAAATGGAACATTATAAGGCTAATCCTACGAAAGTAGATGGTACTGGTCGTGATATGGTTATTTATTCGTATGATGTATCATCAACAGATATTTCGCGTTTAAATAATTTATTTTTCAATTTGCAAAAGGAGTATCGTGGATTACAAGCTGAGCTGAATGGCTTTGAGCATGGCTTCCGTATTGAATCCGAGAAGGAATATACAAAGCGTCTTTCGGAATACAAGGTTCAATACGCTATTTATGAAGATTGCTGTAAAACTTATAATGCAAAGATGGATGCACTTCGCGAGCAATATAAGGAGTGGCAAATGAAAAAGGTGGATGAAATCGACCAACTGCGCATCATTATTCCAGATTATTTGCATTATATTTTTGTAAAAGTAAATTCTCTCTAATTATTAGCATAAAAGACGAGTAGGTCAGACTGAATGGCTTGCCCTGTGAAACTGACCCTTACGATGATATTATACGGATTTTTTCTATTTAGTGTAATGTGCTCTTCTATTCAGCATGTTTCACGAGGTTGTAGGTTCGATTCCTACCGTTTCTTTCCAAGAAATGTAGCTCAACTGGTTAGAGCAATACATTGCTGTGTATTACATAAATCACACTACAGCCATACTCTTTTAAACTGTTATTGCTATTGCTCGGCTGTGGTGACTCTTAATATCGCTATCACTATTGTGAATGTGCCGTATGAAGGATTCGGCTCGTCTTTTTACTATATTATTGCTTATAAGGGAAAATAATTTGGCTTATGCGATGGCTAATAACCATTACTGGTCCCAGCGGTGCGGGCAAAGACACCGTAGCACGGATGATGTCGGAAATGACTGATTGGCCTGTGCTCTGTTCCTATACCACACGCCCCATGCGTGAGGGTGAAGTGAACGGAAGAGAACATTACTTTGTGGAACATGTGAATGTATCGCCTACTAAAATGTTGGCATACACATTCTATGGTGGTTATGATTATTGGACGAGACTCGACCAAGTGAAAGAAACGGCTATCTATGTAATAGACGAAGTAGGCTTGGTAGAGTTGAAGGAAAAGCATCCTGATATAGAAGTTTTTTCTATTTATGTAAATAATGATGTCGTTGTCAGATTGGCGAGAGGCGTAAAATTATCTCGTATTATTAGGGATGTGGCACGCTTCCGAAATGCACCGCAGATAAAATACGACTTTGCTATTCTAAACAATAAGGACAAAAACTCCTTACGGGAATACGTAGCAAGATGTATTTGTGACATACCATTCGTTCAAGCTTTACTGGGCACTATGAAAGAAGAGGTTGAAGATAAGGTATTAGGTGAATTTTACCTCTGTTCTGAGCCTGATGAATAACATAAAAAACGAATGATTTACACCCTAAACAACAAATTAAAATATATACAGAATGAAGTTTACAGCCCCAAACGTGGAGTGGTGGCCACAAGAATCCATTGTAAAACAGATAGCCAGGGTAGGCAGAATATGTTACAAGGCAAAGGGAAAGCAACCTCCCGAAAATCTAAGCGAAAAAGAACGTAAGGATTTTGAGTATAAACGCGACATGGAGCGAGATAAGGGCTTTTGGAAGTCAGGGCATCGTTCTATGTATCGACATGGTAGTTGTTATTTCTTTGTGCCGAATGAGTCTAAATTGCATATCATTTATGTATGGTCGCTCATGGTCGCTTCGCCCTACATTGATTATGTGGTGAAAGGCAAGCAAGTGTGGATAAGCACCAACATGCAGTTTATGAGTGAGCATGAAGATTTTCAACAAGTGCTTGAACCTTATGTAATAGACGAAGATGCGTTCATCGAAAAAGCACTAAAAGCTCAGTGTACGGAAGCATTATGGCTTTTGCGCATGACTTTGGTGTTTACAACGCAACGCATCCAAGGCGAATCTTATAATCGTAAGTCTCCTAATTGTATTGCAGAGCAGAGTACTCGTTATGTCAATTTAAAAAAGAAGGGCGGTGTCTTAATATGTCGTCCGCATTGGGAGGCTAACAGCCGATGGTATCAGCGTTTGGCATCTCATTTTGGATATTGGGTTGCCGAAAAAGTCTATTCATTCTTGCTCTTTACAGGTTTACCACCAGAGGATGCTCGTGGCAACCTTACCTTTAACACCTATACGATTGTTGGATATACTTATAATCTGCATGAATGGAAGCATATTATGGATATGCGTTTGCGTGATACAACAGGTAGGGCACACAAAGATGCTAAAATCATTGCTGAGAAGGTAAGTTCTGTTATCAATAACAGAATGAAAGAATACATTCCAGGCTTTCAGATATAGTATATAGTTGGATTTAAGTAGAATTTTATATTGATATACAATGAAAATGCTTTTCAAGAGACTTCATGAGAAGGCTCAAATGCCTGTTAAGGCAGAAGGACATGAGGCAGATTTTTGCTACGATTGCTTTGCTGTAAGCGAAGAGGAAATTGCGCCTAATGTATGGAAATATGAACTTGGCTTCGCGCTTCAGCCTGTTAACGAATTTGATGGTTACAACATTCGAGGTGTCAAAGCGCGTGCTCGCTCTTCAATTTGGGAAACTGGTATGGTGTTAAGCAATTCTGAAGGCACGATTGATGAAATCTACACGGGCGGTATTTCGGTTGTGTTTTATCACGTCATGCCAAATATGCCACGTTACAAGGTTGGTCAAAAGGTGTGTCAGATTTGCTTGGAACGTACCGAACGAATTGATTTTGTTGAAGTCGCTGAACTACGTAAAACCGCTCGCGGTACTGGTGGATATGGCTCTACTGGAAAATGAAAAGAATGGACGTTATGTTTAATACATATTTTTATGAGTAAGAATAAAGGAAATATGGCTAAAGCTTTAGCCTTGCCTACAGCTTATTTTTTTGACTTTAAAGATGTTCCTATTGAAAAATATGCGCAAACGCTCGATGTGCTTTTTCGTAATCCTGATTTTATTGCAGGTGTTGACAAGCGTAACCGACTTATCAAGTCAGTAGCTAAGTGCAAAAGCCAATCAAGTGAGATAGCGGCTCTTGTTCGCGTAATTCAGCAGAACGATCGCAAATTAGCGGATACTATGTATGCTGCTATTGTGCAAACGAATATTCATTCAGATGTCGGGTTGGAGTTTTTTACGTTTAGCACATTGTTGCATTATCATGTAGACTATTCACGTGAGGGTATGTCTGAACTCGTGAAGAAACTCACGGCCAACCTCTACAAAGTGACGTTTCTGGCCGATATGCTGGAGTCTGTTGTGACGGACGTTAGATGTGATATGCGCGAGATATTCGGCGACAATTTCCAATTTCAGCAGTTCGATGGTGTGTCGTCTGTCTTAAAGCAACTGCGAGGTTTCTTCAAGTCAGTCCGTCCGCAAGATTATTCCCTTCCAGAAACGCAACTCTTTGGGGAATATTCAGACTCCATCAACGAATACCTTGCCAAGCGTTTAAAAACGTATGTTGAAAAATACAACAAGATACATCCCGAATATACAGGTTATACGGAACAAGATGTGATAGCTGCTCTCAATGCTTATTTTTCAACAGACATTTTTGGTGCTAACAACATTGGGCATACTGATGCAGGTTGCCCATACGTTGATATAGTCACCATTAAAAACAAACTCAATACAGAGCAGACGTTAATGTTGGATAAGATATTGAACACGGATAAGCTCAACACGAAAGAGTACAAAGCTCAATGTTACACCGTTACCGATCTGTTCGTTAAGTTGTATAAACGACCTAAAAAATAGAGTTTTATGCCAAATATATATCTTCGTTTACCCACTAATAGGTGTCAGTTCTTCAGAAACCGCGACCCTAAAAAGCCCATCGCCAAACATGAACCATTGGTGTTTAATTCATATACACCAGAGTATTTTTTATTGCGCAGTTCAATCTACAATGCAGCTACGCAGCAGTGCGTAAATACGCAATGTTTTTCACACCAACAATGGCGCAACATGCAGTATGGTCGGCATCCACTTGGCGGTAATGTGATTATGAAACGAGAAGTGGATAATTACCTTACCTTTGCTGAAGTGCAAATGCTAAACGGTTACAAAGACTACAACAAGTCAGTGAACGAGGATTTTTTGTGCATTAAATTGCCGAGCGAAATACTTGTTCTCGATACGGTTCGCTCTGTTACACCCACCTGGAATTTAGACATCTTTGGGGTAAGGCAGTTGCTTATCATGCTCAACAACGATTTCAAACGAACCGTAATAGAATGGGCATTGTCTACCTTCGATTATTGTACATCGAATGGTCGCATTGTAGCCCGTTCGCAAACTTGTATGCTCGAACGCTTCTTAATGCGATATAACATAGAACTGGGCATGCAAGAAACAGACAATTTGCGAAGAATTATCGGCCGATGGCTTCATACCGAGCATAAGAATTTTAGTGCCTATTCTTGTCTTGATATGCAGTATGAGGACGGAAACGAGGACGAATACCACATAGACAGCATCGAATGGGAGTAAATTAAAAGTGTTTCGTAGTGTTAATTAATGGTATAATATATGTTAAATAAACGGCTTATTTATGTACAAAACGAATTTATCAAATAATTGTAGCGAAAAATTCCTTTCAGGAGTGACAGATGTTTATATCTATCCGACCGCCGAGGTGCAGTTGCCTATACCTTTTAATGTAGCGCAAATTTTATCAATGAGTGGTGGTAAGTTTGGCACAGCCATTCTGCATATCGACACTTCGGGCGAAGATTCTGATGTGATAGCAGAAACCATTACCGCTAAATCTACGCTCACTGAATCGGGAAATGGCACATTATACACCTTTAATATAAGCGGAAGTGTAGAAAATGGTCAAGATAACGTGTGCGAAGCCGTAAAATTACTGCGTAAGGCGGATTATTTTATGGTATTGCAAACACAAGGTGGTACACGCCATCTTGTCAACACATTGCCCAACACCTTCTCGTTTAGGTCTACAGATAGCAAGTCTTCAACCGACGATGCACGTGAGTTTGCCATCAGCGCAAAAGCCATGTCAGACTTCATTCGATTAGAATAATCACACCGAAAACATACCCTTAAAACCAGCGTAAAACGCCGTTGTTCATTAGGACAACGGCGTTTTTTTTGTCCTTTCGTCGCAACCGTTGCTCCTTACTTTTGCTTGCAGAAAAAACAGAATACTCCTCATATCGCGGAATGGAGAAGATGGTATCTCGCTTGGCCCATAACCAAGAGAACGCATGGTTCGAGTCCTGCTTCCGCAACTGCTATAAGGTAAAAATTGTTTTAGGATAACAACACAAACACTAAACACTCCATGAAAGGACTTTACGAAATTCTCACTGAAAAAAAATGGATGGTTAGTCCCGACTTCGTGCATGGCATCCGCAAGGCTTTGGAGCAGAACTTGAATACGCATGCCGCATTCAGTAAGCCCGAAAAGACTTGTGGCTTTGTTACTGCCGTAGACGCAGATGGCTCTGTTTGCTATCCCGAGGAATATCAGATTTCAGAGGATGGTAAACAAGTGAAAGGTAATTGGGCTTTGAATTACGAAGAGGAACAAGCCTTTCCATTTGTTTCAGTGTTGACCATTGACGGACCGATTACTCGCAATGGAGGTGGTTGCTCGTATGGTTCAGTTGACCATCGCGACATTATGATGCGTGCAGCCAACCACCCACTTTGTTGCGGTCACGTATTCATCATCAACACACCAGGCGGCTCTGCTTGGGCTAAGAACGATTATCAGCAAGCCATTGAGTATGCACACTCCAAGGGTCAGCCAGTTCTTGCCTTTATCGATGGCATGTGTGCTTCAGCTGGTATGTATCTCGCTTCACTTTGCGATGAGCGTTACTACATGCACCCAAAGAACGAGATCGGTTGCATTGGCGTGATGGCAGCATTCTACACCGAAGCCGACGGCAGCACCAATCAGTTTACCAACGAAACGTACCACGAACTCTACGACCCCGAGTCGTTTGACAAGAACCGCGAGTTTCGCGACATCGCCAATGATGGCGACACCGAGAAATTAGTGCAAGAACTTGCCGATTTAGGTGTAGAGTTCCGTGCCGATGTAAAGGCAGCTTGCCCGAAAGCCACAGACGAACATTTGCACGGCAAGGTGTTCAATGCCGAGAACGTCGAGGGCATTCTTGTTGATGGTCAGTCAGACTTCAAGTCGGTTGTTCAGCGTGCGTTTGCCTTGCACAATGGCACAGCACAAGCTATTGATCGTAACGCCCCCAACGAGGAACCTGCGCCACAGAACGAACCCGAACCACAGAACGAACCAGAACCCAAAGAGAACAACACAAAAACCTCTATCAATATGGCGAATTACCCACTTATCAATGCCGCTTGTGGCATGAAGGAAGGTGACATCAAGACTACCGAGGAAGGCGCGTTTATGAATGCCCCTTTGCTTGATGCGCTTGAAGCGCACCTCAATGACAACAAGCAGCAGGTGACTGATGCTGAGCAGAAAGTCACCACAGCAGAGAACGCCCTCGCAGAATTGCAGGGCAAGTTCGATGAACTCTCTGCACAGTTAACCGCAGCCAACGAAGCCAAGGCAGACGCAGAAAAGGCTCTTGCCGACGCTAACGAAGCGCACAGTAAGGAACTTGAAACGCTCAACACCGCCCACACCGAGGCTATTGCCAAGAAGGACGAAGAAATTGCTTCGCTCACTGAGGGTAAGAGTCAAGTTGAAACCGAATTAGCGGGTGCAAAAGAAGCCCTTGCTACTGCCGAACAGAAGGTAAACGACAAGGACGCACAGATTGACCAACTCACCAACGAACCCAGCGAGGAACAGAACACTGGCGATGCTCCTGCCAATAACGGTGAGGGTGCAAAGGTGCAGACGCTTCGCGAGTTCGACCCTACGCCCTACAAAACCAATGCAGAGCGCAAGGCAGCTTTTGAACGCTTTAAGCGTGGTGAGGAGTAAGACATCCCCCACAGAACAAAACCAACACAGAAACTAAACTTCTTTTCATTCACAAAAAACACAAAAACAACTATGGCAAAACTTCCTGAAAATTTCATTGGTATTGATGCTCTTACGCACATAGCCGACCAGGTGTCTAAGGAAATCCTCATGGGTCCTGGTTTCACCGATGCAGACGATATGGATCGCTTGGGTATTGATGTTGTTTCGGGCTTGCAGTACAAGCAAACTCTCCACATCATGCTTCGCAAGGGTGGTACTACTCGTCGTAAGGACGTTCACACTAAGGTTAACAGCGAGTCTGGATTCCTCAAGGAGCGTACAATTACCGTGAAGCTCGCGTGGGATCACTACACCGATTCGATTGACCGCTATGTAGAAACAGTATTCGGTACAGACGCACAGGGTCAGTACCCATTCTCAACTGCGTCCGTTACTGCGGTGCTTACTAACTATGCCGACAACCTGACCGCTTGCTTGTGGAATGGTGACATTAGCCTTGATGATGGTTCAGAAAGCAAGTCCGCTCGCGAACAGGCTTTGGCTCTTTACGATGGTTTCCACACTTGCGTAAAGCACGACATCGAGGATGGCATCATCAGCGAGGCTAACGGCAACTTGGTTCATTGCGATGCAATCACTGCGCCTGCTGACAACGACGACTCTACGCCTTACGACAACTTTATTGCATGGCACATGAAGTGGGATGCTCGTTTGCGCAAAGCTAAGACTCGTGTTTACATGAACGAGATCACCGCTAATAACATTGCAGCCGGTTATGCTAACAAGTATCACGGCAACTTCAAGGTTGAATATGAACAGGGTGGCAACTTCAAACTTCCTGGCCTTTCACGCGTAACTATCTGTCCTGTAGCAGACTTTGGTGAAGGCGACCGTATGTATGCAACCATCGACAAGAACTTTGTTTACGGTGTAGATACGCTCAACAACCAAACTTACGTAGGTGTGAAAATGAGTACTGATGACGACATGCGCCATATTCAGTTCCAAATTCAGTCAATTCAGGGTGCAGGTATCAAGAATCCGTTCAAGTACGCCTTCTGCATGTCAGACGGTTCGCTTGCTGCTTCTGAATATGTGGCTGGTGACTATGTTGACTCAAACCTCGTAGTGACTACGGTTGATACAGATGGTAAAGCAGATGTTGATGGTAAGGTAACTGTAAATGGTGCTAACTATACTGCTCCTGTTCCAACTTCAGTTAACCAAATACTCACACTTGTTGCTGTAGACGGTGCTAAGAACAAGTTCTCTCACTGGAGCAACGGCAAGACCGAAAAGACCCTTCAGCTCACTGCTACGGGTATGACTATGGGTATCACTGCCATCTTCAAGAAGGAAGGTGAGTAACCTACGGCTTTTCTCATAAGCTCTATAAATCCAACCCAGGGGTGACGGGTAACTTGACCCGACCGAACATAGCCAACCGCCACCCCATTTCTTTTTTAACACAACACAAAAACATTCTAATATTATGCCTGAAACTGTAACTTGCCCCCAGCTCCACGACATGCTCGCGGAGAATGACTGCTTGGAGAACTTTGGCGGTCTTGGTGTGAACGTCTATGCTTTCGTGTATAGCGACCTTGCAAAGCCTCTCGAACCTACCGCAGGCACTAACAAATATCCTACATTCTCTGCCGATACTTTTAAGACCGGCAAAGGTCTTTACAAGTTTGAGTGTCAGGATGGTAGTCAGGGTCATAACTTTGAGAACCTCGGTTTTCAAAAGGGATTTAAGCAGATTATTGACTATGTGCTTGAAAGTGTGAATGCAGCATCTGCCGACATTGCGCGTAGCATTAACAACCTTAAAGTTGGCTACGTCATTGAGGATGGTAGCACTAACATCATTGTTTACGACAAGCAGCACTATGTGAAGTACGACTCTGGTAATATTAAGGGAGATACGGGTAAAAAGCCCGAAGACAACCGTGTGTTAACTTTGTCGGGCGTTCTGCAACCTACAACTTGGGGACGCTATGAAATCCCCACTCCCGAAGGCGGTTGGGATAGCCTCCTTGCCTCGGCAAAAAAAGAGTAGGTGACACGGAACAAACACAACAGAGCGAAGCCGATGTCGCCAAGCAGTCTGATGCCAACGCAGAGGAAGAAGCCGTAGTGCAGTCCACCTCACTTTTTAGCAAAGACAGATAATCGCTCACCATACAAAAAAAATTCTACATTCGAAAAGCCTCGGTATCGAAGCCTTATAAATAAAAGGTATAGATACTGAGGCTTTTTGTGTTTGTGTAGGAGGTGGAGAGAAGCAGAATGTCCTTATGCCGCAAAACCAAAAAACTAATTTTGAAGTACAAAAAACAGAAACACAATCAAACAATTTACACATGGCTAAACTTGAACCTTTAGCAAAGTTCATCCTCTCGTATGAGGGTGGCTTTGTAAACGACCCTAACGACCGCGGTGGTGCTACAAATAAAGGTGTGACCATTGCCACATGGCGAGCGCAGGGATATGATAAGAATGGCGATGGACGCATAGACGTGAAAGATTTAAAGCTCATTACGGATGCCGACGCCATTAACCTTATGCGCAAAAACTATTGGAACCGTTGGAAGGCAGACCAAATCAACGACCAAGCCATTGCCAATATGCTTGTAGATTGGGCGTGGAGCAGTGGCAGACACGCCATAGTCATTCCACAACAAATGCTCGGTGTAACAGCCGATGGCATTGTGGGGCCAAAAACCATTGAGGCATTAAACCGCACCTACGCTCCCACATTTTTCAGGCAACTTAGAGCGCGTCGTTTGCGTTTCATTGACAACTTCATTCGGAATGTTCCCTCACAAAAGCGGTTTGAAGCGGGATGGTATAGGCGCATCAACGCTATTAACTACACCTACATGGTTGACAATCGCGGACGACTCATCACTTGGTAACGCCACATAAAAAGAAGCGACCTAATGAAAGAAACAAAACGCATAAACCTCACGCTACCCAAGCATTGGAACCAATGCACCACCGAGCAGTTGGAACTCATATCGCAAGTAATGCAAGAGCAACTGTTAAGGCAAGATCGCTACCACACCTTTTCCATGTATAACGTGAAGTTGGCTATGTTCTTTGCCTTATCTGGCATACAGATAGTGGCAAGTCCTAATCCGCGTGAGGCAACCGAAGCGCAATACTACACTTGTCGTTTTTTAAAGGATGGCAAACGTGCCGACACCTTCCCACTTTATTTGTGGCAAATTAACTATTGGCTTTCGCCCAAGGCAAAGACCGACGACAAAGAGTCTGCCGAATATTTGGCGCAAGGTGCTGGCATGCTCGATTGGCTCGACAATGAACGTGGCATGTTTCTCACTAAGTTCCCCTACCCCACTATGAAGCGTCGCCGTTCATGGTGGCGCATGCGCAAGACGTTTCAAGGCGCATTCCCCGACCTCGACGGATTTAGTTGGGCACAATATCGTTTTGCCTCCGACACTATGGGCACTTACACCCAACTCAGCAACAGCCTTGTGCAGATGCAGCAAATGGGCACCTTCACCCCCCAACAGTTGGCGCAACAAGCGCAAAATGTAGATTTGGCTCGAGCAATGTTCCTTGCCACCATTTTCAATGCCAAGACAAAATACATCGACACCAACACGGGTATGATGAAGCGCGACTACCATTACGAAAGCAACCAATGCACCACGCATGCACCCTACTTTCGCAACTTCCCTGACCATAAATGGCAAGTGATACTTTTTTGGTGGACGGGTGTGATGCACACCCTAAGCAAGCGTTTTCCGCATGTATTCAAGGTGCAGAAGGTAGACAACCGCCGACCCAATATCCCACTCGAAATTTACACCGCAACCACTGCCACCATGCAAAAGTATGCGGGACTTACCGAGGATCAAGTAAACCATCAGTCATACTCCCTTGTGCTCGAACACCTTGAACGCCTCTCAAAGGAGAATGAAGAGATGGAAAAGATAAGCAGAAAATAACATAACCCTTATAAACCCACACACACTAATCACAATGGCAAAAAACACAGTAAGCAATTTGCACGAGTTCCAAGAACGTAGTGAGGAACTTCATCGCGCTGGCTATGTGGCTATCCGTCCTGGCGAGTTTTGTTCTCCCAGCAAAGGTAGCAAAGCCTTTTCATGGAACGACTATGTGCATTCCATGCTCATTAGCGAAGCCAACATGACGGCACAAGGCACAGCAGGCTCACAAGCCGCACGCCGACAAATATCCACCATCTTTGCCTCGAGCGGTGGTGAATGTCTTGCTAAACCCAAAGGAGAAGGCACCGAAGGTTTAGGCTACATGGAATGGGGTATTGGCAACCGACTGCCCAACCTCATTTGGCTTCTTTCGCGCATGTCGCCCTTCACCGCAGCAGGCATTGATTTTATCAAGAAAATCCTTGCCGTGCATGGACCCAAACCCAAATATTATTACACCCAATATGTGGGAGGCAATATTACCGAAAAATTCATACCCTTTGCTCATGCAGGTGTTTTGCTCCGCGGCTTAATTGCCGACCTCAAAGCCAAAGAAGCACAAGCGCAGCAAACCTCCGACCCCAACCCTACTGACGAACCTCTGACCAATGCGGCACAAGCCCTCACCCCCACCAAGGATAGCGAGGAGATGAAGGAACTAAAAGATGCGCTTGCCAAATGGGAATGGACGAACGAAGAACTGAAGCATTTTTGTGCCGATAACGATCTGATGGACACCTACTTGCAGTTGGCTGGCGATATGTCGTTCATGTCGCAATGCTTTGTAGAATTGCAGCTCAACCAACGTCAACTCGACGAAAACGGCAAACCCGTACCCACCTCACGCTGGACGCCGAAGGTTGTAGGCATCAAACCCCGTTCGGTATTCACAACCCGACTGGAGCGTCAAGATGCGCAATATCGTATCAACTACGCCTACATTTCTAATCAATGGCTCGACTCCTCGCAAAACATCGCCAACCTTAAACCAGAGGATTTAAAGATTGCAGCCGTGCCTTATTTGCCCGCTGCTACAGCCGTTCGCGACCTTCAGCGAATTGTGCGCGAAGCACGACAAAACCGCGTGAGCCGCAAAAACCGCCCCACACGTTTCATTATGTCGCCTCGCGACTTTGGCGGTCCTTATTATGCCGATGCACTTTGGCACAGCATTTTCGCGGGTAGCATTTTTGAGTATGCTTTCACGATTGTTGACGACCGATTGACGCGCAAACGCAACTCTAATATCATTGGTCGTGTCATTTACGTTCACCAAGACTACGTAGACCGCCTTTGCAACCAAGCCTCGCAAGAGGACAAAAAGCGGTCGCCCAAGGAGATTATGGCAAGTGTGTTCAACGAAATCAACACATGGCTTAGCAATAGCGACAACGCAGGACAAGCCCTTTTTTCATCAAGTTTCACAGGCTCTGATGGTAAGGAACACAAGGCATGGGAGATTGTGGAGATTGAAACAAAGGCTTCCGACCAAGCCACAGCCGACAAAACTGAGCTGCAAGAGATTAGCAGCATCATCTTCTTTGCCATGGGTTTAGACTCCAAACTTATTGGTAACACCCCTGGCGATGCTTCCTCATCGGGTGGCACCGACTTGCGCGAACGCTTCTTAGTCAAGCAAATTCAGTTTGCACCTTTGCAGCAACTCATGCTCCGTCCGCTCGAAGTGATTAGCCAATTCAATGGTTGGGACGAACATCTTGTATGGCAAATCGATCGCGAAGTACTCACCACGCTCGACAACTCTAAGACGGGTGTAACCAAGCAAGGGCAGGAATAGAGCAACGCGCGAAGATTTTCAAAACTTCGCGCGAAGATTGAAAAAGTTTCGCGCGAAACTTATACCAAGTGACGCGCGAAACTCACATCAAGTGACGCGCATCAGTTGTATCACCTTATGTGCATGACTTAAAAAACAACCCTGTAAAAAAACAAAGATAATATGTTACTATCCACAAACCAAGAACTCCGCCTGCACGTACCCAGCAATGCGTTCGACGACGTAAGTCTGTTGCAAGGCATACTCGACAACAGCGAGAAAGACTTTCTGCGAGACAAGTTAGGCACACCACTCTACAACCGTTTGTGCGAGTATTACAAGCTCAATATTGATGCTAACGATTTTTACCTTGCCGTAACCAATGGCATCTATGCGCAGCACCCTTGGCAAGAACTCTTGCTCAATGCCCAACGCATGGTGGCAAATGACACCCTTTCTCGCTACGCCTATCAGCAACTTCTTTCAGCCAACGGAGCAGGCATGAATATGGCTTCAAGCCAAGACTATTCCGTAGCCTCCGACAAAATGCTTGACAAAGGTGTGCAAGGATTTAAGAAAGAGGCTATGGTGTCGCTCAATAACCTTTTGCTCTTGCTCGAAGGTTGGGCAAAGCTGACGCACCCCATGCCTATCTCCGTACCGATAGACGGCGATAGCGTACAGAATACGGACGAAAATGTACCGACAACCGAGCAAATACCCACCGACGACCCCACCGCTCCCACCGAAGAAGAGCGCATGGCAGAGATTGAGGAAATCGTAAACCTTTGGCAGCAGAGCGAATACTACTATTTGCACCACGATTTGCTCCTTCCAACCTGTGCGGTATTGCAGCAATACATTGACATCTACAATAACCGCGACAAGTTTATTCGCCTCATTCCCGACCTTCGTTTCATTCAAGAAGAGTACATCGAGGATGTGTTTGGCGCAGCGTTCATAGCCGAGATGTTGCAAGCCACCGACACCGACCGCTTGCTTAAAAAGTCGCGTCGCCTTATGGTAGCCTACCTCATTGAGCGCACCTCAGTGCTCACCTTCGACAAACTCACTCGTCAGCAAGCTCACGACGATGCCGTGTCTATTCGCGACAGCATTCTCAAAACCCTTGCTGACCGTAAAGCAGCCGAACAACCCAAGCCTACCACTCCCACCGAAACACCCAACACCACACAGTCAGATAGTGGCAAAGGCTTTGAAAACAATCAGCCAGGCACACGCATCTTTGTGTCGCCTATGTTGTATTAAAAGGTTGAACAAAATTTATAGAGCAAATGACAAATGCAACATTAGATTTTAAGTACGAGGATGTGTTGGCACGGTTCAACACATCCTTACAAAAGAAAATAGCGCATAGTGTAGAACTTCTTCGCAAGGCTGAGCGTTTAGCAATGGCCTACGATAGCGAAGATGGATATTTCCTTGCCTTTAGTGGTGGAAAGGATAGTCAATGCCTTTATCATGTGGCAAAGTTGGCTGGCGTAAAATTCAGAGCGCACATGAACCTTACGAGTGTTGATCCGCCCGAAGTAATACGTTTTGTAAAAAGCAATACCCTGATGTGGAACTTATTAAGCCCAAGGATAGCATCTTCAATATTGCTGTGAAGAAAAAAATTTTGCCTACAATGCGTGTACGTTGGTGTTGCGAAGAATACAAGGAAACTGCTGGTGCTGGAAAAGTTTCCCTAATTGGCATACGTAAAGCCGAAAGCAGTCGTCGAGCAAAGCGCAATGAGGTGGAGATTAACAACCATTCGTTTAGTGGCGATTTAATTGGGCTTGAAGCATTCCGAAAGGAAAAGACAGAAAAAACCAAGCGCAGAAAAGGTGCCCCCCGAAAAAGCCAAGTTACCATTGTTAATGCCAATGGGGAACGCACTTTGGGTTGCATACACGGGAAAGAGTCGCTGCTAATCTCACCCATCATTCATTGGACGGATGCCGATGTTTGGACATTTCTCAACACGCTTAACATTACTCATTGCGAACTCTACGATCAAGGTTACGCTCGCATAGGTTGCATACTCTGTCCTATGTCGCAAGTCAAACAAAAATATAAAGAGATGGAGCGTTGGCCACATGTAAAACGAAATTGGATAAAGGCAATTAAGGCTATCCGAAATGGGAGGCTATTCAAAAACGAATATATAAGGTGGAACATCCGCAAGGATTGGCTTCATCTCAAATTGACCGAGGAACAAGAGAATGAAATAGCGGAGAACATTTTTGACTGGTGGATTTCGGGTAAATCTTATAAACAATGGTATGCCGAGAAGTTCTGTCAGCTGAAATTAGATTTTAAAGACAAAGAATAAACTAACACAAATATATCTCTCACAATGGAAAAGATAATCAACACCCTTACCCCTGCCCTCACCACTCGCATGCTCACTTCCGAGCAGCGTGAGGCATTCGAGAAAGGACTGACCTTGTTAGAAGGCACACCCAAGGCACAAGCCTTTGTGCGCGAAAGCCGACGTTTTAAAGACTATCACCGCCGTGTGCGTCAGTTGCTCACCTACTTGCAAACGCTCGACACCACCAATGCGCAACTCTCTCAAAAGCGTCGCGTAGGTCGTCCCACCAAACAAGAGCAAGCCTACTATGCCCAACTGCAAAAGCAGAAGGCACTGCAAGAGGCTAAAGATAGCCTATTCCCTGAACTGAAGCCCGATGTGTCCTTGCAATCCCTCACCTACAACGGCATTGTGGCAGACCCTAATGGCGAGAGCATTGCAGCCACCATGCCCAGCATGAAGCAAATTCGCGTGTTCCTCTCTGCCCCCTTGCAAGAGCAAGTGAATAACCTTCGCGCCCTTCGCAATGAAACGGCAGCTAAGGCAGAGCAAGCTAAAACGATGGCTGAAGCCAACGAAAAAGCCGTGGCGCAAGGCAAGGGCGCACTCTACACCGAGCAAGAGATAGCCGAACTTGCCACACGAGCCGTGGAGATTGAGAGCCATATCCTGCCCGACATCTACACCGCTATTGACCGCGAAATGGGCGAGGTGTATTTGCGCCTTAGTCAGCGCACAGGCGACCCAGAATACATTAAATACGTAGAAAAAACCTTCAACATTGCGCCACAAGACCTCCGCACACAATTCAAACCCTTCTACGAGAAGGCACAACAGCGCGATCCGCTCTTTGCGCAAACCGTTGCTGAGAAAATTGCAGCCGACCGCCCCGAAGTGAAAGCCGCTCGCGAGGCAGTAGCGCAGCACAAAGCCAAAGCCGAAGGTATTATCAAATACATTTGTCGCAAAGACAAACCCAGCACAAAAACCCGTGTGAAAGGCATAAAAGAACGCATTGCCAAATTGCGCGAAGAGTTTTCAGACATTGTGACCGAAGACGAAATCAAAGGCTTCGAGGCTATACTGATGAAGACCGAGGAAGAGGCAGGAGTGAATAACTAAAGAACGTATGCAGAATGGAAAAGGACGCATTTCTTACACTGAAAGAAACCTGCAAGCGCGCTTGCCACGAACGCCATGCTTGTGCGAATGGCTACAAGCAAATGTTGGCTTCGGGCAACGTGAGCCAAATGATGGCTACTTGGCGCGATAATTGGGAAGATGTGGTGGAGAGCAAATATGCCGACATCATCCGCACTGAATTGCCCAAACAATATCCTGCCTTGAAGCAAGAGATGAACCAAGCAGGCATCTACTTAAACGAATGCCCAGAAAAAGCACCCGTATTCGTGAGGGTCATTATTACGGATTGTGCCACACCCATTCATATATACGACAGAGCACAAGCCTATGTAATTGGCGAAGCAATCGTAGTGGCGCATGGGCATAGTCAGATTTACAACAACAAGTATAATGCCGTTATTACTTTGCGCGATCATGCTTATGGCAACATTCAAGCAGGCACGGCACAAGCTTTTGACCATTCCGTTCTTAAAAACTACAAACCATTATGAATAGCAAACTTGTAATCCTCGCAGGTGGTAAGCCTATGGTACTTACGGACGACTTTTCGATTAGCGTTGAACTGCAAAATCCTCTGTTCAACGATACTGAAATGTTTTCCTATCCGGTATCATTGCCCTTGGACGGAAACCGCCACTTCTTGAAAAACCTCGACGACATCAACTCCGATATTCGCCCTGTTGATTATGAGCATACCCCCATGCGAATTATTGCCGATGGCGTTCCGTTTGCCAGTGGTACTGCTGTAATGCAAGAGGACGAAGAAGTGAGCGACGCGCTATCAGTGAATATTGATGCCAGCACGCAGACGTTTGATGATTTAATTTCGGACTTGAATTGCAATGAGGTGCCTATCCCTTCTCGCTACAAAGACCAACTTTTGATTGGTGAGAAAATCGACGAGGTGAATGTGCAGGTAACTTACAAAACCGATGTGGTTATTAAGTATCAAGGAAAGAAAGGCGACCAGAAGTACGGTTCAGTAGGCGAAGGCTATAACACATCGGCAACTTTTTATCCACAAGCATTGGGCTTTTCGTTTCCTGGCAAATGCGTGGAAGAAGGCGATTTGCATAAGGCAAAACAAGATCCATCTTCACCACGCGTTTATTCAGATGGCAATAAAGTGAACATACCACAGGTGGAGCAATCGTACATCAACGTGAAGGATGCTTATCCGCTAAAGCCTTTTTGCAATGCACGTGTTTGCTACAAGCATTACGACATTGACGAAAATGGTGAAACATCAAGTAAAACGGTTGAGCAACTTCCTGATGTAAAGGAAGATGTGATGTATGAAAATCACGGACCGATATGGGTATTGGAAGCCGACCGTCCGCAGTCGGGCATTTGCTTCTATGTGTTGTTCTTCCTTGATTGCTTGTTTGAAAGTCTTGGCGTTTCATTCGATAAAGATGCCTTGATGGAGATTGGCGATTTGCGACGTTTGTGTTTCTTCACAACCAAATGTGCCTATAACACCGAACCTTTATATTATGGTACAAAATATGAGAAAGAAGACCCTGAAGTGATAGCTGGACTTAAAAACGAAGGCGATATAAAACTTGGCTTTTTTCAGAAGTCTGCCAAAAATGAAGCTGAATGCAATAAATTGTTCGATGATGTAAATGCTTGGTTAGATAGCCGCGGTTGTGGTGGCCAGTTAGCATTGGAAAATCCTGTGGATAAATCCCTTCAACAAATAGCCTATCACAAGGTTACTTACGAATATGAAACAGTAGTAGACAATCGTTTTAATAGTTCCGTGTCGTATAAGACCAAGGTTACCCAGGTCATCGACCCGACTGTAACAACGGTTGAAGTAGGCAAAGAGGTAGCAAGCATTACCACAAAGTCTACTATTACTGGCGCACAGATGAGTGCAAGTGTTGTGCAAATGTTTGCCAACGAAAAGAATTTTCCCGCAGAGTCTGTATCAACAGTTATTGAATCGCTCGAAAACCAATTTGGCATAAAGTTCGATTATGATTACGAACGAAAAAAGGTTACAGCATATCTTGTGAGAGATGTATTCCGCAAGCAAAATCCCCAACCGCGTCAGTTCAATGCGAATGTTCTCTCCATTGCACAACTCAGCGAAAAGATTACGGGTGTGCGTGTGGGCTATTCGGAAGAAAGCGACAAGAAGGAACAGAAGAATAACATTAGGGATGGCGTAAAAGATTACAACACAGATTACGATTACATAGACTATCCCAAGAAAAGCACCGTAACGAGTTTAGCATACAAGGATATTATTCATCAGATTTTCAACAATCAAATGAGTGTCTTTGTAGACAAGAATACGGGTAATAAATATCGTGTAAAGATTGACTCCGACTTTAAAGACAATAACGATATGGATCCTCGTTTGTTCGAGGTGGGAGCCTATAAGGGTGTTGAAGTAGGCGATTGCTCAACCATTAACGATGACTTTGTGCAAGAGTTTTTGTCTGATTTTGTTCCTGTAGGATTTGTAGATGTAAATTACCGTAAGTCTCTTTCTGCAAGTTTCGATACCGTATGCTTTACAGATGCTCCTTCGCAACCCGTTGCAGGTAATAGCATTGAAGGATATGCCACAACAGCTGTGAATGGGAAATTAGCACAAACTATTTTGGCTGCAAATGTAGACGAGGATATGGAACATGAGTTTATCAAGCAAAACATCCGCAATCCGCTTTCATCAACTGTGGCAGATTTCTATGTAACCGAGGTATTGCAGCTTCGTGAATCATACGACCCTTCCGATACCGACGATGGCAATTCACCCCTTCAAACCCACGATTGGGGATTGAGCATAGCCGTGATGCGTGGCGGTGGAACGGACTCTGACACCGAGAGTTTTGATTACAATTACGATGGCTTCGGTAATAGCAAGTGGCGCACCACCGTGGGCGAATATGCACTCACTGCCGACTCTGTTGATCCTTACGGAAATGTGTATGACTACAACGGAAAGGAAGACGGAATAGGCAACGAAGAACGCTTTTCGCTCAAACCGCGTGCTTGGGTGCAACCAGATTGGGCAGACGCACCGCTTGTGGTGAACGATCCGCTTATAAAGAACCGAGGCTATTTCGACACCTTTATGGTAGATTATGCTTACTTCCTCCTCAATCGCAAAAAATACCGCATCAAGTGTCTTGCTTCGGTAGCGCAGATAGCTGACATTCCCAACCATTGGAAGGAATGGTGGTTGATAGCTGGGAAAAAATGCCTTATCAATAAAGTGTCTACCGACATTAGCGTGACCGACGGAATGGGCGAGGTGGAGCTTGAAGTGTATAGTCTTTAATGTGTTTTAATGTATAATTCCTTATAATATGGCAAGAACCGTATTTCTTACATCTGGCAGCATATTCAACGGCAACCCTATTACGTTCCGTATTCAGCCTAACGTGATAAACGATAAACCTGCCTTTCACCGCGTGATTGTAGAAGTAACTTGCGGCATGAGTGGTGGAGATTTTGAAACCATAAAAATGTCGGCTCCTGTGGACGAGGAGAAGGAGGATGCCGAGATAAGCATTGACATTTCCTCTGCCCTACGCACCTTTCGCGACAGCTACACTTACATTCCCGATACCGTGACCTATCCGCTTGTAAAGTTCTGTTTGCGCGTCTATGACGAATACATGCTCAATGGAGAGGTTAAACCTCGTGTGGGTGAGTTGGTGGTGCCTGCCGAGGTAGATGGAAAGCCCCAATACTACTGCACCTTGTTTGGCGCATTCTCCGACATGGAACGCATGGCATCCAACGAATTTAAAAGTGTAAAAGCCTTTTCGCGCAAACCCACTTCTGCACCTGAGATTGTGGCAGTTGGCGAGAGATATGTGTACACCCCACCCTTTGCCGAAGAATGTGCCTTGCTTAATAGTGCAACGCTCACACCTCCAACTTCACAAAAAACGCTCATTAGCACCGAAGGCTCACAAACCATCAATGGCATTCCGCTCTATGCCTTACCCCCAACCGAGGCAGCGAGCCGACAAGAGTTCCGCTTCATCAACTCGTTAGGTGTGTTAGAGAGCGTGAGTGTACCCAAGGTGTATAGTAAAAAGCGTTCGGTAGCCTCCAGTTCCTATGCCATTACAAGACAAGAAACCTTCAGTAAGTTTTCGCATTCGTTTGTCAAGAAGAGCAACAATCGCGAAGCATGGCTTTTTCAAACCGAACCGTTAAACGAGGATTGGCTGCAATGGTACTTGCATGAGTTCTTGATGAGCGAATACATTTGGGCGCACATCAACAACCAATGGGTGCCATGCACTATCACGCTCGAAGAGGACGAAACCTACTACAACAGCACCGAAAATAATCCGCTCACTGTGTCGTTCACCGCTAAACTTGACATCAACGGCAGTCCCACCTTCCTGTAAAATAAACACACTTCGTTTCTTTTTTTTGTTTCAGCCCGAAGCACACCTCGCGTGGTGAATGCTTCGGGCTTGCTTTATGTCCTTATGCAGAGAATCAAACACTTTACCTTTGTTCTATATAACACAAATAAAACCGCTCTTATTATGCTTTATTCAATTACATCCAACAATTTGCATATCATTAACTCCTTCGATTATCGCAAGGATGAGATGCTATCCACGCTATTTAAAATATGCTTTCTCCATGCCAACAGCCAAGTTTGGCAACGTTCTTTCGACTCGCTCAAAAATGAGTGGTGTGTGCACAATGCCCTTTACCGATTGCACATATTGCGCAACCGCACAGTCGATGTCAATTTAAACTTTCCCAATCGCATAGAATGGCTCTACAACCTGCTTGCCTCCCTTGCACGTTTAATCATTAAATAAACCCCATACACCACATGATGACCGAAGCAACACCTAAAGATTATTGGATTGCGGAGAATGCGTTATTTATTGCTCGCAACACAAACTCAAATCCCGATTGCATACAAGCAGCGTGTTTGAGTGGTGCACAAATTTTGGTGTATGTGAAAGGCATTATAGGTTATGATGCCGGACACAATTACCAACGATGGCAGTTGCAAGCATCGCCCACTGTGTTTGGCACTCACACCGAGAAATATGTGTATGCAGCCATTCCGCGTCCTGATACTGATCGTACTATTGCAATAATCGTATTCCCCTCAGAGCGCATTGACATTTACGGAAAAAATGCAGCCGAAGAGCAAGTAGGTTCAACCGACTATTATTATGTGTTTCTGCAAGGCATTCTCACCTCGTCGGGCGATAATGGCACTATAGACCGTATATGGAAACGGGAAATTGTTACGGGTTATCTTGCCTCAGACGAAGCCATAAACGCAGGCCCCACAGAAAGTGCATGGTATGAATACTCGCCTGTAGACAACCGTGTAACCTTCTTGAAGGATATGACCATGAAGGAGGGCACTCTGTTTGAGAAGGTAAATGCGCATCAGTTCGACGTGCAAAATGTGGCAGTAAAACCAGATGGTAAAATAACATTCAACAAAGGAAACGAGCAAATTGAGGGTGTAGCAACTACTGAGCACGACGAGGAATCGACCACCAAAATAGCCACTCCCCAATTTATTGCCGAGCGTTTTTTGTCGAAAAAACACGCCGACACTGCCGAAGCCGAAATTCGTTTTTTACAAGGCTTAATCTCCGACGAGATGGCAAAGTTCTTAAAAGGTTTGCAGTTTGGGCCCTCGTTTGCGAGTGGCATAACAGGAACTGGCGGACGCATCGACGCAAACGGCATAGGTGAACTCGATGCACTCACTTTGCGCAAATGGCTCGAGGTGCCCGAACTGCGTTACAATCGCGTTGAAGTGATTGTTGGCACACAATGGCGGTCGCCAGGCGGTGGTATTATTGAAAGCGTGGTTCCAGATGCTAATGGCGATACGCAAGGCATTGCATACTTAAAACTCGAAGATGGCGAAATTGGTAAGATTGCCGAAGGCGACATTTGCATGGGTGTGTGGCACAATGCGCAAACCGCATCAGTTAATGCTACCGATGAACACGACGACTCTAAAGGCAACTTTCGCTTTTCGGGTTTTTGCACCGTTTATTTTCGCGTAGCCGAGGTGCTGAGCGTGGATGGCGGACAAAACAATGCTTTTCGTTACGTGTTGCGACCGCAGAATACCACCTATCCCACCCCTATGCACCCTGCGGCGATGATGCACTTTGTGTGCTACGGAAATTTCTCTGATACCACGCGTCAACAGTCGCGCTACTCTACGTTGACGTATGAGCGATATTTGGCACATGTCAACAACTGGGAATTTACCGAGGCTAACATCATGGCGCAGTTTGGTGACCTAAGCAACCTGAGTGTATTTGGGCTCAACATGACGGGCTATTCAGCCTACCTTAACAACATATATATGTCGGGAACCATTCAGCAGTTCGACCAAATGCCATTGCGCATGGAGGTGAGCAATTCGCTCGACGGTTTTCTTGCATTTGGCGAAACCTGCACACTGAGTTGTCGCGTCATGAAGGGGTGGACCGACCTTACGCAACAAGTCACATCATGGACTATCTCGCGTAGTTCGGGCGATGCTGCAAGCGATAAGGCTTGGGGCATGAAGCAAAAGGTGACCGACTTTAAAGGCATCATTGACATTGCCTTTACGCAAGCCGAAAACGACCTTGGCTCTGCGGTGTCGTCGTTGTTTACAATCACTGCCAACTTAAACAATGAACAAGTGATCGCAAGCATTGAAATTTAAAATACTTTTTTCTATACAAACCAACTAACCTATACATTCACATGCAAATTACAAAAAACATCATTCGTCGCGATTACCAGCCACTGAGTGTAGCTGCAAGCATTGTGGTTGTTTCAAACAGCGATTCACCCTTAACGCAGGTCTACGATGAGTTGCTTAATGTGTTTCAGCCCAACCGCACACTTACGCCTTTGGTGCTAATGCCACGCATAGAACTTACGGCTAAAGACGGTTCGTTGCAACGTAATCTTACGAATGCTGATATTGCAGCCGATTCTATGAAATGGTTGCTCAATGGCAAGGATATTAAGACCGTTGATGGTTGGAAAGACGCTGTGCAGATTAACACCACCGCTACCGACAAACGCGGACAAATTGTAATTTCCCGCAATGTAATGCCCAGCGAGGTGTATGCGCTGAGTTTTGAGTGCGATGTGCCCGACACTCGCACCAACAAGGTTGTTCACATTGTCATAGAACCTGTGTTGCTCACCACAACCGACCGTTCGGAAGACGATTGGGAAATTTCGGTAAATGGCGCACACAATGTGGTGTATAACCCTATTGTGGATATGCTTGCCGAAATGGAGTATGAAATGGCACAAGGCATAGCTGCTTATAACGACACGCAACTTAGTGAAGCCCGAAAATCGGCAGATAGTTATGTGCAACAATGGAACGTGATTGTGCGAAAGGGTAAAGCCGAAGCACCTACCGACCTCTACACGGTGAACTACTACATTCACGAAGGCAGTAAAAAAGTGTTGCTCACCGACAACAATTTGGGAGACTACCCCATTACATCCATATCGCAAAAAAGCTTGGTGGTAGATTTGCGTATGATTACAAACGAAACATTCACGATTGAGGTTGTTTCGTCGTTAGAACGAACTGTTGCTATGATCACATTGGGTGCAGCCCGAAGAATGGAACCCGTTACGTGGGACTATCTGAATAAAACGGCTGCACAAGCTACCGAGGATATGCGCGACGACCGAGCATTGGCACGTGCAGCAAGTGGCATGGTGAAATATCCTGAGCGTACACATCACATTTTGTGGTTTGTTACCGATGCGCGAGGCATTAACCACGAACTCAATATGGGTGCTACAACACGTTATTCGCTCAAAAAATATGGTTTGACCGACACGGCTACCATTTCGGAGTTTATTGCCACTGAGGACAAACCGCCTTATGTGCGTGCCATAACTAATGAGGGTGCCGTGCTGACCGACAATCAAGGACGCGAGTTTATTTTTACCTCCTTGCAAAAATCTTAACACACATATATTTATGAAATATGCACTTTGCCCCATCGAAAAAGTGAAGTTGGCCGAAATATCCGTGAACGGGAAATTTGGCACACGCAATGGTTTATTATTGCTCAACGAGAGTTCGTTGCTTAATGCCCCCATGCTAAAAGGTTCGTTTAGTGAAAGGGTAGCTGAACTAAATGGCACAGAACTAACCGATGCAGAAGCACAATTATATTTGAGCACACACGAAACATTTATTTTTGAATAACAACAAAACAAACACACTAATAAGATGACTTCAATTCAAGGAACTGCCGTAGTGAAGCGTTTGCGCACAGGGCACACATTGGCATTGCAACTTGTTACGAGTGGTGCCGAACTTTATCAAACAGTAGATGCGGGTGGCAACGTAAGCCCTTCGTGGTCGGCTTCGGCTGCTCACCCTATTATCACGCCACAAGGTCGTTCGCTCACTGCGGGCATGAAAGGCACATTGAGTGATTGGACGTGGAAATATCTTGGCAATGCGCTTGCGTTTTCAGCAGATGGCGCTTGCACTACAAGTGGCTATGAGCGTTTGTTCAAAGTGAACCATGTCACAGCTGCGTTAGAGATTGTGGGTAACTTAGCATCGAAGACCAATGTAGATAACGACACGCTCACCTTCTCGGCAAAGGTTACGGTTGATGGTGTGTCGGCTGTGATTGAAAAAAGCATTGAGGTGATTATTGCCGCAGGTGGGGCTTCGAGCTTTTGGGGCAATGTGAGCACCGACAATGCCATCCTTGATGGCTCGGTGAGCAAAACCGCCCTGCGCACCACCCTTATGTTGGGCGGTGTGACGCAAACCAATTACACTATTGATTGGTATAAAAACATCAAGGATAAGGCGCATGCGCTTTCAGGCTTTAACCCTGCCGTGGTGACGCGCAACGATGTGGATGGCACTACGCTGTTTATTGCCGATTTCAAGGTAGATGGCAATGTGGTTTATACTGATGGCATTGTGCTTACCGACCAAGCCGACGAGTTTTATGTAATGACCGAGGTTTCGGGCGATGTGACAGACACGAACACCGTTACCGTAAAAGCTACGTTGGCAAATACACGCACCAAAGAGAAGGCTACGGGCATTGCTGCGGTGAAGTGGACGGCATATTATTATAAGGTGACGGCAGAACAGCAAGCCAGTGGCGAAGTGAATTTTGCGAATGGTAAACTCGACAGCCATCCCATAGCCACTAAGCAGGGTGCCGACGTGCTCGAAGCATTGGTTAGCCTCACGGCAACCGAGACGGGCGATAGCGACGTAGTGGTGCTATTCGAAGCCGAATTTAGCGTTTAACTTCTCTGGTCATGCTTATTATTCCTATTGAGCATGACCGAACACACAAAAGAAGGTTCGTAAAAAAGAACTATATAAAATCACACAATAACTAACTTTCTTAATTTATTATTTAAAAAAGATGCCAGCAGTAGAACGTACAGACTTAGCCACAGTGAACTTGGTAAAGGGCACCTCGGCAGATATGACCATGTTAGCCGAAGTAGGCGGTTCGATTGTTAGAGTAAAAGCCGAGGACATTGTGCCTTATCGCGAAGAAGAGGTGTCGTATGGTGTGATCTTCGACGAAAGTATATCTTCGTCGCATTGCACACGCATTGGCAATATGGCTCTTCATAAAACCTTGCCTGTGCAGTCGCTCATGCGTGGTTGCTTGCTCAACGATGATGGCGAAGTGGTGAAGTATTTGAGTGCCAAAGATTGGACCAACGAAGATCGTTCGGGCAAGAGCGGACAGGTAATGGTTGAAATTCCCTTGCATTGGCGCAAATTTAGTATCAATGGCACAAAGCTCACGGTGCGCCTTTCGCTCTATCCGCTCCCTGGCTACCAGTGTGTGCCTAAGCAATATGTATCGGCCTATGAAGCCGCGATGGATCGCACCACGGGCAAGTTGGCTTCGGTGGTGAACATGGATGCGCGTTATCGTGGTGGCGACAACACCAGTAACTATGATGGCACTTACCGCACACTGTGTGGACGCCCCGCATCGAGCCTCTCGCGCACAGCCTTTCGCAATGCGGCTCGCAAGCGCAAGGCAAACAGCGCAGAGTGGAACTGCTATGTTTACGACATTCACAAAACCATTTATTGGCTCTTTGTGGTGGAGTATGCCATATTAGACTCACAGAACGCCGTGAACGCCACACCCACTGCCGAGGGCTTTCGCCAAGGCGGATTGGGCGATGGTGTTGCATTCATCTCTTACGGTCAATGGAATGATTTTAACGGCGTGCGACCCTTTGTGCCGTGTGGTTACACCGATAGTTTGGGCAATGGCACAGGCGAGGTGACGTTAACCTTAGACAATATAACTACAAAGGTAAATCGTTATCGTGGCATAGAATGCCCGTTTGGGCACATTAACCATTTGGTGGATGGTGTGAACGTGCGCATAAGTCCCGATGGCACATCCAAGGTGTATGTATGCACAACCCCCGCTAAGTTCTCAGATTCAGGCTACGAGGGTTATGTGTATGTGGGCGATGCTGCTCGCAGCGAAGGCTATATTGTCAATTTTATTTTTGGTGAGAGTGGCGAAATAGTTGGCATGGCTGTAGGTGGAGGTTCGTCTACTCATTGTGGCGATTACTTCTACGTAGACCATCCATCTACAACCGTTCTCAGGGTCCTGTTGTTCGGCGGCTACGCGTTTCACTTTGCGAAGGCCGGCTTCGTTCAGACGGAGGCGACTTTCAATCCCTCGAATGCGAGCTCGAATGTCGGTACTCGCCTTTGCTTTATTCCAGCGGTCTCGTAAGCGACACGAACGCGCCCCATTTGGCAAAGGCGAAAAAACAAACACAAACTTAACCCACAACAACAATTTTATTAACCCACCCAAACAAGCATTATGAAAGCGTATTACGACCACAAACCCGAACCCCTCGAAGCCGTAGGCAACGGAAGTTACCGCTACCATTGGAACATTCAAGCCTTCGAACCCGAAGACCACGAACCCACCACCAACACCACCGATGCCAAGGAAAACCCACGCCCCACAAACTACGTTTGCGACGAACTCATCATTTGGCCACCCCTCACCGAAAACCGACTCACCGAAGCTGTCATTACCGAGCAGTTTGCGCAAAACTATGAGCAGAAACTAATTAACGACTACAATGCCGTGCAACTCGGCATCCTGAAGGATAAAGACGGAGCCATAGCCCAACGCTATAAAGACTTTTTGCAGCAGCGCAACGAGCTAAAGCAAATAGTCACCGCCGATTGCCAAGAGGCAGGCATCCTTTTACCCCCCCACACTCCTAAAACTACATTAGCACCATGCCCAACGGAACAATGACCATTCAAGGCGCACAGTTGGTTAGGCGCAAGCCCAAAGACGGAGCACCAGGCAAGCCCGGCAACGACGGCAACGGCATAGCCTCGATTACCACCTATTTCGTATTAACCGACAAGCCCAATGTTAAGCATTACGATGATGTAAAGGGGTGGAGCGAAACCTTTCCACAATCGGATAGTCAAAAACCCTATATTTGGAAATGTATATACACGGTTTATACTAAGTCAGTAGCAGAATATTCTGTTCCTGAATTAATAGCTACTTACTCAGGTGGCATTAACCCCAACTTAATTGACAATGCTACGTTTGTCGATGATAATCACATGCAAGCATGGTTTGTTAAAAGTAGCTACGTGCCACAAACTGGGCAAGTTGCACCTACCAATAAGGGTTATATTGATACCAACAATCTTTGTAACAGGCGACATTCGTTCTTTGAATCGTGCGAGGCTACAGCGTTGGTAGTGCAGTACAAAGAAATCCTTGCACAAGTCATTTATAGCACAGCCCAAGGCATTAACAAGTTGCAGCCTTCACAATGGTACACTTTTAGTTTCTTTGCTAAAAAGATGCAGAATACCCTTATTGTTGAAGAAACCAGCAACAAGTATGGCTTTGGGGCCAAGGATTTGTATTTGATTGAGGGACGAGAATACAAGATAACCATTGTTGGCAACGTTGACCAAACGGCATTAAATGAAGGTAAGTATTTAAGCACTTACATTTACAATAATGATTGGTCAGAACAAGCACATGCTACAATCAAAAATACTGGACTATCATCAGCGACAATGACGTTTACCCCTAAAACGACAGGTGTGTATAGATTACTTAGTTACCTATACGATAACTCAGAACCGCGAAATGGACAAGCTTATGTAAAACTATACCAAGTGGAGGATAACCACGACTTGTCTACCTTTTTATATCCTACGTCAGTCGATGTTAAGATTCCGATGATTATAGATGGCGTGGTGCAAAAAACCACCCCGTCTGACCTTTCACATGTGTGGAAGCTTACTGGCCAATGGGAACGGCATTGTGTAACATTTAAAACCCCATCAAAATTGGGTACAGATGATACAAAGATACTGCTATTCCGCTTGTTGCCATCAATATCCGCTGAAGCACCGCGCAGCGTATGGCTGTCTATGCCTAAGTTAGAAGAGGGCATGTTTGCTACTGGTTTCATTGATAGCTATGACGACGTAAAGGGGGACAGAGGCTACACGGGTGTAACCGTGCGCCGTAGCGAATGGCAAGCAGGGGTGGATTACCGCAACGATAGTGCCGAAGCCCCCGTATCGGTAGCTCCCGATGGCAACCGCTATCTTGATGAAGTTTCTATTACCGACCTTGCCTCTGGCAAAGCTACCTACTTTCTTGCCCGATCCTCGCACAACGGAATTACCTCTTCCGCAGCCAACAAACCAACAGCGAACGGCAACAAGTATTGGGAACCCATTAACGACCTACGTCCGCTCCGCACCTCGTTTGCCGACATCATGACGGCTTTCATTAACTATCTGCAAGTGGCGCAAATTCAAATTGTAGATGATAAGAATGTTCCATACGGTGCTTTTGGTGGTGGAGCCGATGTGGATTATCCCTTGTGGTTTGGCGGTAAAACGGCTAAAGAGGCGGTGGTGAAGTTTGGCAAAAAAGGCGATGCTTGGATAGGTAATAACTTTAGTGTGGTAAAAGGCGATGTGTATGTAACGGGCAACCTTCAGGTCAACTCGCTCTTCTTGAAGCAAGGTGACTTGATAATGAATGGCAATAAAAAGTACTTGAACCTCGACAATCACACGGGTAACTATTTTGTGTTGCCAGACAACGAGAACGTGTACTTGCCTGCCCCCACTGGCTACGAGGGTATGCAACTTACCGTGTTCTTAGGTAGAAGCTTAAATGGTAAATATTCCGCATTGAGTAGTGAGCAAGGCATTTTCATTCCTTACTACACTATGGCAGAACACACGGGCGTGTTCGCCACTCAAAGCATGAGTGCTAAATGCCTAAAGAGTCTCGATGGCTTAACCTCCATCACGCTGGTTGCCGCCAAAGCCTATGGTGCGCAAAACATATTGGTATGGGCAGCGACCGCACATCAAGGCATTATAGCCATATCTGACGGACCAACGCCCGAAGCTGCTTATGCCAACGCTCTCAGTATGGCTCTTTTGCCAGACGGACGATTGATTTCTTACGAAGAGTAATGATTAACGCGCACAAAAAATCCGCCTACTTTCACAAGCAAGCGGATTCATAAAAACATTTTAATACTTGCATAGTTTTATGGACTATGAAGCATGCTGCAAAATTAAGAATTATCTTTTGCTCTAACAATAGCAAGTCAAAAAATACACAAAGATATATAGTTTTTAATTTGTGCCGTGTGTCATTTTATGTACAAAAAATCCGCCTACCTTCACAGGTAAGCGGAACAATTTAGCTAACTCTTTATGATGTACAAAGACAATCCAATATTGGATATTGAATCATCCTTATGTTTGCAAAGGTAAACATTATTCCCTATTCTACAAAATGTATGTTGCACTAAAATAAAAAATCCGCCTACCTTCACAGGCAAGCGGAAATAAAAACATTAAAAAACAATTAGTTATACAAATATAATTCAATATTGGATATTGAATTATCCTTATGTTTGCAAAGGTAAACATTATTTCCTATTCTACAAAATGTATGCTGCACTAAAATTAAAAAAAATCCACCTATCTTCGCAGACGGGTGGAGAGCATGGAATTAGTAAATAAGACATTATCAGTACCAAACACTGATTTATAAGTTGCGATACAAAGGTAAATATTGTTTTTGGTCCTACCAAGCCTATGTCATGAATTTTCAGAATTGATTTTATAACTTTGCCACGTAAGATTTTTCCAAGCCAAATCATTAGGTTGCCATTAGGTTGCCATTAGGTTGGTAGGGATTTCTTACCTTTTAAAATTCACTTCCATTTAGGTGGATATTTTATTAACCTTTTAAATTTTAAAACCATGGCAAAGATTACTTTAAACCATGCTTTTGAGACTATGAGCGGGAAGCTTTGCAGAAAAGGCTCTACTTATGTAGCTCTCAACAAACAGACGGGCAAAATGTACACTGCTGAGTATCATGCTCGCGACATTACCAACAGTGAGGCGCTACAACAAGTGAAGGCCACCTTCACCCAACGTTCTAAATTTGCCTCGTCGTGGTGGAATGCCAACAAGCCCTCCACCGCCAATGCAGCAGGCACCGCCAACTATCAACTTGTGATGAAAGCTTACAAGGGCCAACACAAGGTGGGCAATCCGTATTCCTACCTCCGTTCGCTCGTGTCTCCTGAACTCAAAGTAATGCTTGGCGACCTCGACATTACGGGCAACATCGCATCGGGTGGCGGCAGTAGTAGCACCACCACTCCCTCCAAGCCAGGTGGCGAAGGTAATCTCGATGCCTAACCGTCTCCACCCTCATTCTTTGTTGAGTGATTAAATCTAAAAGGCGCACTCCTCGTCCTCGTTTCGTGCGAGGCAGGAGTGCGCCTTGCTTTGTTTGTTTGTGGTTTTGTGTGTTTGTGGCTTTGTGTATTTGTTTGTTTGTGCATTTGTGCTTTTACTGCACATCGGGCAGCATAACTACGCCCACTCTCACTTTTTTGCCACAACTTGGGCAAATAGCAGTGTGTATCTGGAAAAGTGGTGCAGTGGTGTTCTGAATGTCGCTGAGTTGTGCTTGGCTATCCTCCGGCAGATTTTCTTCGGCTTTGTTTTCGACCTCTGTTTGTGGTTTGTTCGTATTGTTTTCTTCCTCCCCTTCGTTGATAGGATAAAATAAATCTGTTACATCGCACCCCATTTTTTCACACAATTCCTCCAACTTTTTAATGGAGGGGTTTCCGTGAATTAAGTTTTGTCCAATATTTTGTGCTTTCATACCTGTCTTTTCAGCAAAAGCACTCACTGTGCCAAATCGTTCTTTAATGGCACGTCTTATGTCTATTTTTGTTCTCATAAAAAATCTATATTGTTATTTTTTATGCAAAGCTACTATAAATATTTTATATATAGTTATTTTTAATACATTTTTCGTTTAATATGTTTCATTTTTGTATTGTTTATTGATATGTGTATTTGTTTGAAATAATATATTTCTCCCTTATTCCATTGATAATTAGGCAGTTACGTTCTTTAGTCAATGTATTTGCGCGACCCGTTTAATTTTGCAACCATTTGATTTTCAATGTATTCGGGTTTTCGGTTTAATTCCGAAAGTGTCCTAACAGACGCGATACTGCCCCGCCGCACTGGGTGTCATCTCCCCTCCCCTGCCCTGGGTGTGTGCGTGGGTATATGCTGGCGGGCGTGAGGGCGTGAGGGGTGAAGGATCCAAGGGCGTGAGGGCGTGAGGGCGTGAGGGGTAAGGATTTAAGTATATATATATATGTATTTAGATATATAAGAATATAAAATGTATAAATTGATATACAAACATAGCAAAAACGATATATATTTATATATAAATCTTAAATATCAATTCATTTATTTATTTTTCCGTGTTTTTATTTGGTTTTTATAAATGTATATAATACCTTTGCACTGTCAAACGAAAAGAACGACACAACAACGGGCCGCGCGCCCTGGTAGCCGCTTACACCTAATTAAATTGCGGCCCTCTCGTACATGATGTGAATGTGCACACAATAATTCATATAATAATAAACGCGGCCCCGGCCGTATTAAACTTTTAAACAATGAAAAGTGATTTATTTTTTAGTGTACCCTGTATGCTTTTGTCCCTGGTGCTAAATATTGTTATAATCCTAATGTTTGCAAATAGTATCGCAATGGCCGGCGGTTTTCCTAACTGGTGCAGCATTAACGGCCCTATGGCTGTGAGTGGTATCTTTATTTGGGCGTTGCTTTTCGCCTTCTTTGTCGCCTGTACTGTTTACTGTATTAACTGGACTAAGTACAACCTAATCAACAGCAACAAGTAACACATATATATATATAACCTTTAGAAATTCGGCGGCAACGTAAAACAGCGGCAAATTAAAAATGAATACTGCACAAATTATTACAGCACTTGCAACTATCGCGGCAAATAACGTAGAAGGGTACACCGTTAACGCACACACCTTACAGCCTGTAACATCTGGCTACGTTGTAGCGGTTAAAGCTACACAAAACAGCTTCGGCCCTGATGGCCTCCGTCGTGTGGTTGAGTATCAACGCACACATCAAGAGATCGCCGCCTTTGGCGGTTGGTTGGACTCAGCAACGGGGTTATACTATTACGATGCTTGTATAATAGTGCCAACTATGGCCGAGGCTATCGCCTTAGCAAAGGCTAACGAGCAAATTGCTTTTTTTTGCTTGAATAACATGAAAGAGTACGACCAGAACGGAAACGAAAGAAAGTAAAAACAAGTGCCAGGCCTCCGGCCTGGCACGCAAAAAAGAAGGTTATGAAGATAAAAGAACCTTATGAGGTTATAGGGGCCCTTGTAACAATGGGGGGAGATCCGTTTTTAGTTGAAACGGAGGTACAGGCGCACAACGTTTTTAATGTTTTGACTGAAAACGGGCTAAATGAACAACTTAAAGAAATAGAAATAAATAACGATAGTTTAAGCTTTCTATAATAATTTATAGACCTTTTTAAATTTTAAAAAAATGGAAAAAGCATACATTACAAAGCAAACAAAGAGCGTTGATCTTTGCATGCTTATTTTAGCCGCTTTTGTGCTCCTTTTGCTTCGCGTTTTACGCTTTACCTTGTCAGCTATGCGTAAGGCCGCACAATGGGCCGTAACAAAGCACAACTTCACCCCAGGCGACGACGAGGACCCCGTAACGCTTACGGGTGCGCAATATCTTTGCTTTGCTCTGTTGGGCATCGTTGTTGTGTTCGTGTTAAGTCTTAAATTTTAGCCTTCATATTATAGGGTGTAAAAGTATTCAGGCTTTCGAGTGGTCCGCGTCCGCTGCACCCACATCATAAATAATAACAAAAAAAAATTATGGCAACTTACAAACCTAAAACAAAAAACGCGCTCCCTACATGGATTTTTATGCAGCGCACAGCGATGGGCGATTATTATCACGAAATTCGCTTTACTTCTTCCGGCTACATGATTTTTGTAAATGTATGCGGCCCCGTTGTCGGGAGTCCTTCCGCTTGTGTTGTATGCCCTACCTATTGGGCCGCCGTCGAAGTGCTGGACCTTTGTCGCCCTGGTGTTCGACTCGTAGATCGCATCAATGGTGCGGAAAACTGGATCTTCTAATTATAGCCTACAATTTTATCACTGATTTTTTTTACTCCCCCAAAATATACAAACTTATGAAAGCAACATTAAATCAAATAGCTGAGAACTTAGTAAAAGTATTGACAGACAAAGAAGAATTTAACACGTATTGCAGCGACACGGAACAATACCAGGGCCTTTGTGGTTGGTGTGGTGTGATGTCTCCCCTCTCACGCCCCGCCTATTACAAAGAATTTGGCAAGGCTACAACCGACGCAGCCGAGGCACGCGCACGCGAAATTATAGCCGAGAAGGAGGCAGCACGCAAGCGCACGAAGTATTACGAGCACGCGCAGGAAGCCGACCGACTGGAAGGCGTGCCCGCTGTGGGCGGTTTCTTTTGGGCGGATAATAGCGGGTTTAAATGTGACGGAGGCAAGGGGTTATATGAAGAGTTGCACACCCTTACATTTTACACCCACGCAGAAGACCATCCCGCCCGCTTGTGTTATGTGGAAGAAGTTATAAACGTATCGGAAGAAGATTTTGCACGCCCTGAGTTGGCGGATGAGCTCGTGCAGTCTCACGAATTAAAAGGCGGTTTTTGCTCTGACGATGTGCCCGATGAAGAATACATGGCCGCTACAAGCGACCCCGAAAAATTAGCGACCTTCTACACCGTTGGCACCCTTGTAGTGTCGCCATCTGGTAAATACTATTTAATAGATGCCGAGGGGTACAGTTACGCCCGATATATTTATGTACCTATAGAATGGCCAGCACTTTTCGCCGGCGAGGTAGAACGCATAAAAGAGGAAGAGAAAGCACGCGAGGCAGAAGCCGCACGACTGGCGGCAGAAGCAAAGGTGCGCCGCCTCGCTGAATACCGCGCGCGTTGTGACAAGTGGGCGCATCTTATGCGCGATGTTCGCCCGTTAGAGGCTGACAAAAAAATCACCAATAAACAGCTCATCAACGCACGAAAGGCAAATATTTTGGCCATGTGTCGCGCTGCTTTCCCTGGCGTTAAATTCTTCCTGAAGGTACGCCACGGTTGGGGGGCTGACTTTGACTTATCATGGACTGACGGACCGACCGAAGAAGAATTTAACGAAAAAACGGATCTCGATTTATTTTGTAGCCGTCGTGACACCTTCAACGGCTGGGACGACTCGACAGATGTAATTTATTCAGAGTTCACGGATTTTGCACGCCTCACGATGGGCAGCAACTCCGGCGCCATTGACACGGCACGAGAAATGAGCGACGAGGCACGCGAAGAAATTTTAGCGAAAATTTTCGCCGTTGTGCCTGAAGCAAACAACCGCAATAAATACGGATATTTGCAAAATTACACCTACACCAACACCGAAGCAGAAGCCGTGGCTACTGCATTGGGCTTTAGTGATGTGTGCGACCTTTTCCCTTGCGGCTACAATGAGAACGCCGAGACGTTAGCCCGCATTGCGTGGAACAAACGCAGCTACACCCCCACAACTCCCGATCCTACCGACCCCAAACAAGGCAAGGCTCAGGCAGCCGACACGAACACCGACACAACCGACGAGGCACCCGCCGAGGGTTTGGAACTCGTGGAAATTGCCGAAGGCGTGGCAGTAGTGGGCGACAGCCGCACCACATACCGCAACCGCAAAGCAATAAAAGCACACGGCGCACGCTGGAACAAAACCGCCCAACAATGGCAAGCAACCGACACGGGAGCCGTGCAAACCTTGCGCGAGTGGTTTGGGGTGAATGATACCCCGACCGCGGAAGAGGACAGCACAGCCAACGAGAACGACAGCACGACCAACGAGCACGACAGCACAACCCCAGAAACGGGGGAAAGTGCCACGTTATACGAGGGCGGCGAAATCACCGAAGCCGCAAAAGCCTTGGCACGTTTCCGCCCTGGTGTGCGTGTCGTGTCAACTCCGGAGGATGTAACGGGACAGGCAGCAGGTTTTTAATTCCTTATATTATAGACCTTCAAAATAAATGAGGAAATTTTTGCATACATCTGCGCTGTTGTTGTGGTGGTCGTGTTAAGCATTAAATTTTAGCCTTCACATTATATGGTGTAAAAGTATTTAGGCTTTCCAAGCGGTCCGAGGTCCGCTGCACCCACAACTCAAACAATAACAAAAATATTTTAATACTTCGCTTTATGGAAACTACAAAGAAAAAAACACTCTGTGACAAAATGCTCTCACTTATCAACGAAAAAGGCTCCGTGTACGTGTGGAGTAATGGAGATGGCGTGCTGTCAAGTCCTATACGTTTCGGTACGGAGGAAAACGCGGAGGAGTTTGTAGCTTTGAGACATGATTATTCCCGTTTACTGGAGATGCCGGAGTGCTCTTACGTTATAGGCACGGAAGAAAACTATCTAAAATCGCGACGCGACTTTGTAAAGTTGAAACGTGCAAAGCAAGTGAAGGCTTATTCCGCTTACGTTGACGAATTAGTGAAAATAGAACGACATGAAATTAAGGCTCTAAACGCCCTACAGGAAGTTTGCCAAAAGTTCGACGGTAAAGTATTAAACAAGCGTTTCACCGATGCCGTGAGCGAGGCTTCTGGCTTGCGTTGTTCGTTTGCTGAGTATTACGAGTGTGTGCTCGATATGCAATACTTCGGCTACGATTATGGCGACACATTAAAACCGATGGTGCGTATCTACGGAAGTAAAACAGAAGAGTGCAACCGTACAGGCCGTCTTTTATGGAGATGGGGTGTGGGTGATCGTTTGGAAGCTGGCAAAGTGGCTGCTATTATAGCACCTTATATAAACGAACGTAAAAAGCTAATCGACGAACTAAACGCCACAAAAAAGCAATATTCCGCCTACTTGAAGTTGGCGGAGAAGGCGGCAAAACTTGTCAGGGAATTAAACGAGTACGACAGCACTTTACAGGATTTTGCGCGGGACCACGACGCAGAAACAGGTGTGCATGCTTCGCGGGTGTGGCGAAATTAAGCGACAAAACAACCTGGAGTAGTTCTGGCTCCCGTGCCAGTACTCTCTATTATAGAACACAAAAAAAATCTACTGAATTAATGGAAGTAAAAAAATATGTTAGACCCTTCTAAAAAAATAGCATTATGAAAATTGCAGACAACGTAGCTTTGATTTTAAGCCGATACGGATTTAGCCTTGCTGAAGGATTGGAAATTTATGCACAGTATGAAGCAAGCGAACAAGAAGAGCTTGTGTACATGGGCAACCACACAGATTGTGTGGTGTATATAAGCACACATTCTGTAGACCCGGAAGAAGGCAGGGACTTATCAGTAACAGTTTGGCTTAATTACTCCGCCGATTTTTGTTTAAGTTATAAGCTTGCCGGTGCAGTAGCCTTGTACGATCCCTATTTAGACCTCGACGAAGAAGACACGAAAAAGCTTTTGGAGTTCTTCCAGTTGTGCAATGATGCGTACAGAGAAAACAGGGAATTTCCCGACCTGCCAGACGATATGTACTGGATTTTTAAACATTCATTTCTTGAAGATTACATGGAGTATGCAGTCTACGATGTGAACAAGAGAACGGACGTAAAGATTGAAGTTCCAAAACGTGAAGTATAACAGCGCAGCTATAATGGGGGAACGCATCCCCTATTATAGCACGCGAAAAAAACGACTGGTTTATGAAAATCTTTTTACTTTCTACTTGCGACGCGTGGAAGTCTTCCGCATCAATGCAGCCTTATTTCCTGGTGAATAGCCGAAAGACTGGCATAAAGCGTTTGTTAAACGTTATTCGCGAAGGCATACAAAAAGGTTTGTTTGTGTATGAAAGCGACGAACTGGAAAAGAGCGAACAAATTGCATGTTTGGAAAATGATGCCCGACAAGATGCAACGGCCTTGTGTTATGATTTGCAGACGAAATTAGAATATGGCTCTCTTCAGTTAGTGGAAGATGGCTCCTACTTTTAATATAGAAAAAAATGACTACATCAAAAACCATTTACACCTACGAGATTGAGGAACGCGAAGGGCACACCCTCCTAACTGCACAGGAGTGGCCGTGGTGCGTGTTGCAAGTTGTGCAGACCACAGCCGAGAATTTAAAGGCAGCCGTGGCGCAATGCGAGGCACGCGAGGGCTTTGTGGCAACTCATGGAACCGACCGCACATTTTGTGTTGTGCAAGTCGCCAGTGGCGACCAAAGAGGACGCTACCCCGAACGGCACCTCGAAATCTGCGGACAGGAAACGGCACGAAAGTATCTTGACGCCGTAAAAGACCAAATGGCACAGGCGGTAGTATGGTATTATACTAACGTTATAGCTTATGAAAATAATCACCGCTCCTTGCAGAATAATGTAGCGGTGGTGCATGATTTGTGAGCCACTCCCTAATTACATCCTATCTAAATTCACCAATTATGAAAATAGATTATTATAATTTTCCCGTTGACGACCCGTATAAATGTGGCGGTGAGTGTTATCGTACTTTACGTGAGGCAAAGAACGCATATATGAGGCACATACAGCAGGGGCATCGTGTCGGTTGTGACATTCTGGGATGCAGCCTGAAAGATGATAGTATTTTTTTGACTTTTACGCCCTGGTATAGCGACGTACAATCCTTCGGGAGAACAAAATTGACTAAAATTGGTTACGCCGTTAAGGCAGGGAAATATGAGCTATCTTAGTAAATTTATTTATTATTAATATTTAAAAAAAAACAACAGAAATGACAACAACAGTGACAATCGACATGGACAGAGAATCAGTGCAGCTCGCAACAATCGCAATGCTTGAATACTTTGCGGTGAACACACCAACAGCCGAGGAAGCAACAACAGAGTTAAGTCTGGGATTGCAAATGCTATGCGACTGTTTGCGCTCAACTTTTAAAGGTTGATCGACTGAACAAATAAAAAACAAACAAATTACACACAAAATAATGTGTAAAATGTTTGTGTGTTTAAAAAACTCTTCGTACCTTTGCAATATCAAACAATAAGTAATACGATTATGGCTGTAAAGAATGCAACGATCCGTTTGCCTGAAGAACTCATTGAGTGGCTTACGGGCGACGGAAAATCTATAAATCAAGCCGTTGTGGAATGCGCACAAAATTTGCGAAGAGTGCGCCTGGTTTCAGCGGGAGAACTTAGGGGGGTGTTTACTCCTGAAGAGTGGAAATTCCTGGCAGATAGTTTAAACGGCACGAGCGTTTCTGAGTCCTTTCGCTGCAATGTTTCAGCACTTGTGGCACATGTGGAGGATGCGGCACAACTGGAGGACTTAGACCGCAAATGGCAGGTAGATGTTGAAGCGTTTACACAGAAGATTAAAACGCTGCATGGCGCAAACGTAGAAGCCCTTTATTCAAGGGTTGAAGAGTATTGGGCAAACAGCGATACGACAGATTTAAACGATTGGGCAACGTTTTAAAAAATAGCCTACCCACTTCAGCACGACTGGCACAAGGTGAAGCGACATCACGGTGGGAACAATAAATCATTTTCACAAAAAACTCTTAGAACTGGCGGCAACAGCAATTCGGCTTGAAGCGATGAAATATTACGCAAGTTTTTCAGCCAACAATGGCTCTACGATATTGTCTGAACCATACGAATACACCAATAAGGCAATAGCCATTAAAGACATAAAAAGGATTGTGCGGGGCGAACATTTCCAACAGCCTTATAATCGCTCATCCTACACTGTCTGGGACAGCAATGGCTTGATTATCGCATCAGGCAGTCTTAACGGCAAGGGCTGGTGGTCAGTCTACGAACATGAAATTGGGACAAAAATCTTCGAGGACTGACCAGTAATTCGGTTTGAAACAATGGCTACTTATAATTCAGTGTACGTTTTGACGCGTTATGCCAACATTGACAATGCGTCTAAAAAATCCCCTAACGACGTTTTTCGTATATGTAACGAGAAGGTGTATAGAAGAGTGTGGAGCGGTGCCATGCGCGGTAAAATTAAAGAATACATCTCGACCCATAAAGTGTATGAAGAACATTATGGGGAGAATTGGAATGGTTTTGGCTATCAAGACAAGTTCAACAATTTCTTCTTAAATTCAGAGAAGGATTTCCTAAAATTAGTAGAAGGAAAAGCAACAAAGCTTAAAACGGTAAAGATATGGACGCAGGTGCGCGATACATGGGCTAAGCGATTAGTGAGACTATTGGCTAATTGCAATGGCTATGAATGGGTAACTATGGATGTTGCACGCTCTATCGCCGAAGAAAAAAACGACTACAAACGACAACAAATAGAAAAAGTAGAAGCCAAGCAATACGACAATTATAGCACGAAGCGTGCAACACTTATACGCACAATGGAGCGAGAAAATCCTCTTAGACGTATAGAAGATGAGCAGCATGCTATTGCTATTATACAAGCCTCTCACCGTCACAATAACTCTAACTATGAGCACCTACTCGACGAATATAGGCACGAAGCTGAATTAGGGCTTATCGATCGGAGCGAAGTGAAGGATAAGGCAAGAATGAACATGAATTTTAACGACAAATAAAAAAATGGAAAAGACAAATTTACAAGCAGCTATAATCAAAGAATGCGTAGCATGTGTGGCTGCATGGAATAAGGACAACTGGGATCAGTCTGTAGACATTCCGTATGATGATTACGCCAATCAATGCTACAATTATGGCGGTAGCAAGTTGGCGGATCTGTTTGACGAGCTATTCTCTCAATCAAGCGACGAGGAGCTGCAAGACTTCTACTCGGATTTATCGTTTGCGTGTGAACGCGAAAATCGCGGAATACGTTCCGCTATTGGAAAACGTATAAAAAGTATTCGACTTCAACGCGATATGACACAACAAGAACTCGCCACAGCTGCCGACATCACCAAAGCAAATGTATGCAGAGTTGAGGAAGGAAAGTATTCCGTTGGAATTGACGTACTGGACAAGATTGCTGATGCGCTTGGTGTATCGTTAGAACTGAAGTAAACCTTGTTATAGACTATCAAAAAAACGACTGAAAATGAGAACTATTAGATACGTCCTGACGGATGAAACAATCACAATTGACAAGCATGTGCTTCATCGCATAGCGTGTGTTGAGCCTTTCGACGAGGTGAAAGCAGGCGAATTAGGAGGATTTGTTGAGTCAACTGAAAACTTGTTTGGCAAAGCCTGGATTGCGGACAATGCGTGTGTGTATGGGAACAGCATCGTGTGCGACCATGCAAGGGTGAGCGGACATGCACAAGTGTTCGGATGTGCCGTCGTTACGGATCATGCGCATGTGTGTAACAGAGCATTCGTTGGTGGTAGTGCAAAATTGTTAGGCAATGCTCACCTTGCAGGCAATGCAACTGTTATGGACCAAGCTGAGATTGCAGGCAATGCGTGTGTGTGCGGTGAAGCATGTGTACGTGACAAGGCACAGGTATATAGCAATGCGCTTGTTTGCGAAAAAGCAACAGTACGCGGCAACGCGATTATTATGGGAAATGCTAAAGTGCGTGGATATGTTGAAATTTCGACAGGGAAACACAATAGTTAAGAAAAAATGAAGTTATTATAGAACCTTTAAAAAACGACTAAAATGAGAGAACGTTTAAAAAAATTATTGCTACTCGTTTGTCTATTGATATGAACGAGAACAGAATGCAAATTAGCGAAGACACGCTGGCTACTATTGAACTGGATATGTTTGATGGCGTATCACGAGGTAGTTTAGAAGCAGTGCGTGATTGGTTCAACAGCAAAAACATTGCTCAATTACCCGAAAAAGAACAACGGAGGTATATTGGAGCAGCAGCTAACCTTTTGCTTTTAATTGCCACAAATGATGTGGAAGGTTTGGTTAGACTTTGGGTTCTATCAGACATGTAAAAAACAACTTCAAAACATAAAAATAAACATTTTAATACTTGCAGATTATGACAACTTTTAGAAATAACATTCAGCGTGTAAATAACTCAAACAGCATCGTTTATAATGGCGATGTTTATGTTGAACGACTCAACGAACGTGGCGTAATTGCCAGAACCTTATCTGACAAAAAGCCTGGCGAGCGCATGGGGTACATTGTAGGCGGTGGGCACATGGCAGCTATCAACGAACCGAACGGCTGGATGCTCGATGAGATTATCCGTTTCGACTTCTATTTCAACGCATACATCAAAAGCAGAATGCCGCTTGACGAAGTTACAAGCGTAGCGTGCAAATCAATCGGCATCCGACCTGACGACAACAGCGAATGGGCAATAGACCTGCGCACCGTGATCCGTGACTTTATTAGGGATTTTGATGCTTACTTAGAAGATGAAGCCTACCTTAATGAGGAGGACTTTGGCGACCCTGACAAGTTGAACGAAGCTCTTAGCGGTATTATTTTTGATGGCGTTATTTACGATTTAGATATTTACGACATTGCAGAAGACATTCGTGCATTTAAACAAGCTGTGTAATTTATGAAAAAGATTATTAAGTATATCATCGGTGCATTGGTAGTGGCTTGCGTGTGTGTGGTGTTATTCTCGTTAATAGGTGTAGGCGTGTTCCTTCTGCCTTTAATTGGTGGAGCATTCACGGCAAAATAGATACTCATGTTATGGGGATAGCGAAAATTCACTATCCCCACAACGAAACAAAAAACATTTTAATACGATACATAGTTATGACTGACAAAGAATTGAATACGGCTATATTGAATGAACTGTACAAGATAGCGGACGAGGTTTGGCCATTGATGCGTAGATACGACGTTGTGGGTAGTTTTACAGCACGTGAGATTAATTCACCAAAACACATGGGTAATGATATGTTTTTTGAAAGAGAGGACGCTAACAATTTGCACCATGTGGAGGTAGGCAATTTCCGTTGTGCATTCCCAACAAACCAAATTTTCGATCTTGTGGCAAAATTCGAGTTATTGGTAGGTGTGGGCAGTAAACGCCATTTGTTCGTGGCTGAAAACAAAGGTGAGGTAGAAGCCAGTGTAACCTTTGCCGTCACTAAGGAGTTGGGAGAGTTGTGCGATTTTACCGACCCTAAGTTCTGGAATCCGGCTTATGCTTTTATTTTCATTGATGCCAAGCGTAAATGCTTAGTCGCTACAAATGGCCGTAGTATGAAAGTGTGTCCTGTTGCTTTTAGTAATATAAAGGGTGACACTTCGGGTATGCGCATTTTGGCAGCAGACTTTAAGAAAATGTGCGCGAAAATGAAAGGTAAGAATATTTACCAAATGACCGCGACGAAAGAACGCATGGACTATGATGTTTGCACCAATATTATGTTTGAAGGTATTGCTGCACGTGCAAAGCACGAATGCGTTTTAGTAAAATGGTACTCCGTTTGTGTGGAGCGTTCGTCTGAATTGTGCGTGAATGTCTCCAACTGGAAGACTATTTGCAAACTTGTAAAAATGGGTAAGGGAGAGAATATTGTCGTTTGTGGTAAACGTGGCGACAATACCATTCAATTTAAAGCAGGTGATTGTGAAGCGCAAGTAGAGGCAGGCAAGGAGTTGAAGCATAGTTTTTGCTTATTGTTTGATGCTGAGCGATTTGGTATAATCAAAAAAGCCGAAAGCATGTGCTTGTATTTAGGTACAGAAGACAGTAAATATGTAGAAGCAGTTGACAATAACGGCAATGTGTATGTTTTATGCCCAAAGGTTGAAGAAGACCAAACCTTTGTGGGTGAGCATGTGGACGATGTGTTAGTAGCTCCTAACGTGGAATGTGATATAAATGTTTTAGAGCGTTACGTACTAAATGTGAAACGTACTACTAAGGTTGTATCGAGCAAGGATTCTACGGCAAAAAAGACTGTTGCTAAAAAAGTAGATAAGCCCACAACGGTAAAGCAAGTTGACCCTTCGCGCAAATTTACCTTTGCAGCAATAGGGGTGAAGTCTGGTGACAAACTAACCTTTGTAGATGGCAAGGAGGTTGTTGCGGTAGATGACAATAAGGTATCGTTTGAAGGCAATACCTACACGTTATCGGGTTTTTGTAAAACTTTCATGCCTGAAGAGAAACGCAACAAGTCGAATAGTTATCGTGGCTGCGCGTTCTTTTATAGGGAGGGCGTAAAATTGGAAAAACTTTTCAATAAAACTTTGAAGGTGAAGGAACAATCTACGGAAGCAGTAGCGAACGAAAAGCCACAGGTGAATGTATGCAAGGAAACAGCAGAGCAAGTGGTGAATGTATGTGCGGAAACGGAAACAGCAAAGCCAACTGTGAATGTATGTGCGGAAGAAAACCACACCGAAAAGCCATGTATTGTGCGATCTGTGCCATTATCCGTGCTACAACCTATAAACTATCCTTTGCTGATTGTGAGGCGGTGTGGTGTGGCTTGTCACACGAACGTACAAAACAAGCGCATGCCGGCAAGTAGCGGACGATCGACACAAAAGAATGTGCATACCTTCTCTTTACCTCCTCCCCTATTACCCTAACACGAACTTTGTAAACAAATCTTTTTCATCATCTTTTTAATCTAACAATTACAATGAGAAATTTATTTTTTGCGGTCATTGCAATAATGGCTCTTTGCATGAGTGCATCATGTTCAAACGACAACGAAGGCTCTTTTACAGAGTTAGTGACTAATCAGCCTACCCACGGCAAAGCGCATGTACGCTTGAAGTGTGGCACGAGTAATGGATTGACGTTGCACCATGCTGCGCCACATTCGCGAGCTACCCTCACGGCAAATGGCACAGAGTTGACCGACCTTTACATTATGGACTACGACAAGAAGTCTGGTAAATTGTTACAGGTGCTGCACCAAACGAGCACGGCAGCAGATTTTGCTGAACCTGATTTGATGCTCGATTATGGCGAACACACACTAAAAGTGATAGCTACGCGAAGCACCTCCCCTACTCTATTGGATGCGACCTCGGCATCATGGGAGTTACCTGCCAACGTGCTTACACCTGTTTCGGGTGCAACTATCCCTGCCCTCCTTTCTTCTGCTAAGACCTCAGACACCTTTGGCGCACAACGTGACATTGTGGTGGGGATCGGCGAAGCACAAATGGTAAATCTTACACTGGATCGTTTAGTGGCTCGTATGATTGTAAAAAGTACAGATGTTTTTCCAACGGATTGCAGCACATGGGACGCTTCATTTCAAGAATATAAAGATTTCTCTTTACAGACATTCGACGTGATGAACGCCATGAAAAATCAGCGTACCACGGACGTTTCGTCGTTAGCTGGTACTACCGGCACTACACTCACTTATTACGTGATGGTGCCTGCTGATGGCTATACAACGGACATTACTTTTACCACCAACAGTAAATCAGGAACGCCCTATTCATCGATAACCGTACCGAATGTACACTTCGAGCGTAACAAGACAACTACCATTACCGGATCGTTCTACAACCACAATCAAGGTTTTTCCATTTCACTCAATGATGCTTGGGACGATACAGGCTATGACATAAACATTTAATCATTTGCAAGGAATTGCACTGGCTATATAGTGCCATCATAATCATATAGTCAGTGCGCTCTTTTTCATTCTTTACGTTATATGGCTCAAAATAATCACTGTTTTTTTTCGTATCCTATTTTTATTCTGCTTTCGGTGTTTGGATGTGGAGAGCTGGATTTTCCAAAAGATATAGATGACACCACCCCCTCATTGCCTGGTAATGATGCTGCAAAGGTTGATACATTGATAGCCACCAATGATACAGCTCGCTTTTACCTGTCTTGTACGGAGATATGTAACGTCATGCTCTCAACCTCCCCCACTCCATCGAAACTGATAGAAGACCCTCATTATAGAATGCCTACGAAATTAGAAGTTTTTGCCGTTTTGCGAAATATCTCTCTACCTGAAGGATATTGGCAAAGTGGGCAACGCATTCTGTGCTACGACACTCCAGCGGACAGAAAGACACAAATAGGCTCAAAACTTTTCGGCACGGGAAACTACTACACGTACGTACCGAATGGCACAATCGTGAAGGCTGGAATGAAAACAAATTACTGCATTTTGCCTATACGTACTGAACTATTAAATAGCCAAACTGACAAAATAACGATTGATGTAAACGACAAATGGAATAATTAAATGTTTATTTATTGAAATGAACAAACAAACATTTCAACAAATGAACATTTGTGTATTTGTTTATTTGTTTGTTTGAACATTCAAATATTTATTCAATTACACGTTTGTTTATTTGTATGTTCGTTGAAACGTATATTTGTTCATTTGTTTTAATGTTTATTTGATTGTTTATATAAATAAATGAACGTTTTGTTTTGTGGTGTAATATACAAATCTTAAATTTGCAGCAAGAAACAAATATTCATTTGTTTGAATATTTGTTTGTTCAAATGTTTAATTGTTTGTTTGAACATTTGAACAAACGAACAATTAAACTTTTTAATACTTGGATTTATGGCAACAGAAAGACTCAGAGAAGTGCTTGCCTTCGTCAACCACAAAGGTGGGGTAGGCAAGACCACAACAGTGCAGAACCTTGCAACCGGTTTACGTCGGTTCGGTAAAGGTTTCTTTGGTGTAGACGTAGAAGGGAAGAGACGCGTTCCGCGTATATTGATTATCGACCTTGACCCACAGGCGTGTGCTTCATTCCTCTTTGGTTGGAGCGAAACACAGCAAATGGGCAAGCCGACTATGTATGATGCCCTGGTACAACAAGGGCAAATCCCCGTATATCAAGTGCGAGAGGGCATATACCTTGCTCCGGCATCAGGACGATTAATAGGCATAGAACCATTCCTAAACCAAATGGCGGTGCCACGCAAAGCACTTTGTAAATTGTTGGGTAAACCTTTAATAGAGATGCAAGGTACCGAGTTGGCTGATGAAGGTACAATGAATGTGACCGAAGCATTTGATTATGTGCTGATAGATTGTCCTCCGGCCATGTCATTGCTCACACACAATGCGCTGACCGCTGCCACCAGTGTGGTATTGCCGGTGCAGTTGGAGATGCTGGCCACCAAAGGTATTGCTGAAATCATCAATGCAGTGAAGGAAACACGCGAGGATCTAAATCCTAACCTTGATATTCGCGGTTTGTTGATGGTAATGAGTAACGACCAAACCAATGCGACCAAGCAGTTCAAACAATATTTAGGCGAGAAGTTTGATGACTACATGTTCGATGCCTATACGCGCAGAGATACCAAGATGGTAGAAGCGCAGGCTATGAACGAGGACATCTTTACGTATGCACCTTATAGTAGGGTAGGGCTGGACTATAAGAAGTTTACAGAAGAGATACTTGAAAGCATGCCCGAATAATCACTCGTTATAATGACTATAAACAATCACTGACATGGCACGAAAACAAGAACGCAAGTTCACACCATTCAATCTTGAAGCCTCTCCCGTTGTGGCAGAGAATGAACGTATATTAAATAATCCAACAACCGCAACCGAGCAACAAGTAACCCAACCAACCACAGATGTTCAGCAGCAAGCAATGGCGCCCGTTCAGCCACAGCAAGAGCAGACAACACCAGCGCAAACTACTTCATTTTCAAACGCTGCACCAATTAGTAAGGCGCGTCCTAAGAAGTCTGAGAACGGCATTACCATTTCAGTCCCCATGGAATACTACGAACGCATTACGCTCATGAAAATGCGAACGGGCATACCTATTCGCGACTTGGCATTGCAAGCAGTTATTGAGTTCGTGGATAAGCATAAGAACGACTAAATTCTATACGACAATGAAAAAGACAATAGTTACCTTATTGCTGTCTTTGTTCTGCATGATTGTGCAAGGACAGACACACATGAAATTCATGGGCATTCCCTTGAATGGCAACGTAGAGTTGTTTACGCAGAAGTTGAAAGCTAAAGGTCTTACTTGTGATGTAGCTAAAACAAAGGCTTCTCCTTCTGGCGTGAAAATATATAAAGGTTTGTTCATGGGTGAGGACTCTGAGTTCATGATATTCTTTAATCCTAAAGACAAAAACGTGTTTGCGGTGGAAGTCTCTATGGATTATTCTTCTCTCGAATTGGCAAAAACACCATTTGCTAACATCCTAAAACAGTTAAAGGAGAAATACTCCAAGGCCGTTGTTGATGTACTGAAGAATAGTGATGGCGATCCAGAAGGTTTTCAATTCTATGTGCCTGACGCTGAAGAAAAGAAAATGTTAGGCATTATTATGCAGAAGTTAATAAGACCAGATG